AAAGAAATGGATTACTTCTATCTTGATGACGTGTTCACTGTAATGGATTACATCATCCGAGAACATCCTGTGCCTCGGGACATCAATTTAGTGTATGATATAAAAACAACTCTTATGGATATTGTGAGTTTAATACACCATTGCGTTGGAAAATTTGGTCCCCCAGTTAATCTGGCTCATTTAGGTATGAGTGAACCTTATACTGGTTCACATGAACTTCTATATCAATTGCCCATCGCTAAAAGTTTCATTGGATTAGAAGAAGGTATTCGTCGCACTGTCCAAAAATTGACATGAAACGAATATTCATAACTGGGATAAACGGGTTTTTAGGAAGAAACATTGCAACCCAAATACTCTCCGAAGGAAATATTATTTTCGGAACGTCTCAACATACTTCTAATATAAAGGAATTGCTGCCTAAGATTGAATTCCACGAGTGCGGTATGGAGAATATTTCGGCCATCAAATCCAGTATCATAAGATTTGCTCCAGATATAGTTATACATTGTGCGTGGTGGGGAGGAAATAACTACGTAGACACAAATAATTCTGATCAATTCCACAGGAATCTTCCAGGTATAGCATGTCTAATGGATATTATATCCGAAACTAAAAAGAATATTCATTTTATTGGATTTGGAACTGCTGCCGAATATGGATTACAAGAAAATCGTTCGTATGAAACTGACCCCGAATTGCCTACCAGTTTATATGGTACATCCAAATTAATGGCAAAAATATATTCGGAAAAATTCTGTAAATTAAATAGTATATCGTGGACTTGGGTTCGACCATTTTATATTTATGGCCCTGGCGATGTAGCTACACGCCTTATTCCACGAACCATTGTTGCATGTATTAACGGAGAAGAATTGCATCTAAACTCATGTGACTCAGTAACAGATTACTTATACGTTAGTGATTTCGTTTCTGCTATATGTTTACTCGTTAATAAAAGAGCCGAAGGAATTTATAATCTTTGTTCAGGCAACAAATATATTATCCGAAACATAATAGAAATTATCGGAAGTTTAACGGGAAATAAATCCAATATTCAATTTGACTCCACATTGGACCGTAAAGACTTTCCAAAAATAATTTGCGGAAACAACTCCAAAATTAAGAAGCTAGGATGGGAACCAACAGTAACCCTACAAGAAGGAATTAAAAATCTTATATGGAAAAAATAACATTTTGTATAAACACTGCTTGTAATGAGAGACCATATCTTGAATTATTGTTGGCATCTTTATATAACGCCATTGACGTTAAGCTTCACGACATAATTATATTTGCCGATTCGGATAATCAAAACAGCGCCGAAATGGCATCTGACCAGAAAGAACTTTTTCCGAATCTAACGGTTATAAAAAATAACGGGTCTCCCATTTTTAATGGGCCTGGAATCAACTACATGTTTTCCAAAGCTAAAACCGCAATAGTCGCCTCTCTCCAAAGTGATATGGTAATGGGATTAAATTATGACAAGGCGATATTATCCCATCTGACTGAAAACATGATTTTATCATCTACTCGTATAGAACCCCCGCTTCATGCTCTTTGTGATAATAATATAACCTATGTTAAAAACATGGGACTTTTTCCCGAGGAATTTAATTATAATGATTTTATAAACTTTTCCGAATCTATAAAAAACCGAGACAAATTAACAAATCATTACTTTTCGCCATTCTGTTGTTATAAAAAGACATGGGATATCATTGGCGGACATGATATTCGATTTCAAAAGTCTCGGGAAGATAGTGATTTAGCCATGCGATGCTGTCTAAACAAGTATCAATTAATCCAATGCTGGGATGCTATAGTTTATCATTTTACTTGTACCTCAAGTAGAGGACGCAATTGGTGGAAAGCGGAGAATAAAGAAAAAGATATTATTCGACAACAAAATGATGCCATCGAAATGAATAAACTCATGGAAAAATGGCATACTTTTCTTCATCCTACTACATATGAAGATGTCGAATCACTCGCCCATCAATACCCCGACATCCTCAAGAAAATTATAGTCACAAACCCGCCAATTGATGAGACAAAATTGACCATTATATGATACTTATGGGTATGGCAACAATATGTTTAATATCATTGATTCTTCTATTTTTTTTTAGAACAGATGCCTACCTCGAATACTGCCGACTCTTTCATCTCGACTGTATATCATTCTACAAGGACTACGATGAAAAAAAGTATGAGGATGCAACTATCACATATATACAATATCTTCGACGGGAGCACAACTGTTTCTTCGTGAGACTAATAACCTGCCCCATTTGTTTGGCCGTATGGTTGGCCATACCTGCTGCGGTCGTCACTTCCATATTGCTCTTCCCCATATTTGTTATGGGAGCACTCTTACTATTTACTGCGGTCGACAGACTACTAGGATAATATATGGACATTCGCAATGCTACTCAATTTGCCAACTTTGTGAGTAACAAAGGGTTACAGAATTTGGACATGAGTTTCCAGCAAATTGTATTTTGTATTAACAATTACAATGCAATGTGCAATTGTCACAAAGCAGAAGAAAAAAAGAAACTATACGATAATTGCACCGTAGTTTATATGAACGCAGTCCACAATATAATTCCCAAATTCAAAAACGAATTTCTATCCAAAACTGACGACCGTCAAATTCAATTCTACACTGATAATGGCACCCTCATAGGGTTAGTATGCCGTTAGACTTATGCCTAAAGAACTTGGTAGAATTGAGGGTTTCCAAGACAACCTCCTGAAGGTCCGTTTCTATAGAAGCATCCAATATGCTTAACTTTCCCTTTCCTTCCCATTCAATTTTGAAATCGGCCATAGCTTCGATGATTGGATCTTGTTTTGCTTCTTCTTCATTAGGAGCAGAATCATATACCTTCATCATTGACAAATCGCTTCCATCTTGTCCACTCTTACGCCATTCACTTCTCCATTTTTTCAAATGAATAACTTGACCACTCCATTTCTTCTGAACCCATTCAATTTCGTTGGGAAATCTGCAATCACTTATGAGAACAACCATTCGATCAGTTGACACACCACCTCTCTGAGCATCGATAATAATGTTTCGAAGCTGGTTATCTACTTCATTGACCCAATACATACCACCTTCGCTTTCATATCGGCGTTGACATCCCCAAAAGACAAAAAGAGGTCGAACGTGTTCTTTTTGTTCTGGCGTCATGCCGAATATATCCAACTTGAACCCGTTTCTTCGAAGCATTTCCTGAACTTCAGTTTTCAGTTTATTGGCAAATGCCAATTCTATAACAGAATAATTGTTTTTGGTCAAAATATTCTTTGCTATTTCCACAAAGGTATTTTTTCCGCAGCGGGCGTACCCCGAAACCCCCAAAACCGTAATGTTATTTGATTTTTGCATGTTTCTCAAACCTCTCTTTATACTTTTCTACAAACCTTATTTCGCCATTGAGATATTTTTCTTTGAGTAATGATGAGTTTAGTCCTACATCAACAAGTTTATATTCATAACCCATTCGCCTACAAAACTCTTCCGCCGCAAGTTTTTTGGATACTACCACCTTCGTATTCCACAACTTTTGTGGTTTGACTTCCACTAACCAATGATTATCCACGAAAAAGTCGGGCTTATATGTTCTATCTACTCCTGCCCAATCTTTGTATGGTATTCTAAACTTTTTCCCCTGAGCACTCTCACATACAACATTATGACCTTCTATCTCATTTATGTAATATTGGAGTTCCCTTAAACTTCTAAAATGAAATCCCTTGTACCAATTCGCCCATCCATTGCCTGCACCATTGGGAGTCGGTTTCCCATACATCGGATTATTCTTACCACTCGAAGACAAAGACCACTTCTTTTTGGCGTCTTCCATTCTCCGGTCGGCTATTTCTTTTCCGTATTTATCTACCCACATTTGATAAAGACTTTTACCCTGTTGAGATGCCTTCGCAATTTTTATAGTTCGGCGAGATTCCGCCAGCGTGTGTCCCGTCTGTTTTATGCCTTTATGAACAACAGAAATTTTCGACTTGGCTTCCTCGGAATGTTTCTTCCCATAAAAAGGATTTCCACTTCCTCGGAAAAGTTCCTTACACTTTTCAGAATTCGATATAGCAATACACCGTTTACAATTTCCACCATTGCGACTTCCATACACCCAATCCCAATATCTCTTGTATGAGATTGGGGCATTACACTTCGGACATACCCGTTCCCACTTTTTCGTGGTATCGCTCTTTTGCTCGTTGGTCAATTCGCTCTTTGTTTCTGATATAATACTCATGGTTCCACCTTTGTTTTGCTTGTTGGCGGTCTTTCTTGGTCTTATACATCCTGTATCTTCCCATACCTATAAGTATTATTCAATACTGAAAAAACTACTGAAAAATATTTATTTCAACTCCAGTCGGCAGCACATGCTTTATGTTTCGTTCTCCACTTACAAATTGTGAATCCGAATAACCTTGCTCTATACGTTGTTATGGTTATGCCATCCAAATTAGAACAAGACGCTCGATATACTTTCCATATTTTATTTTTCATATTATTGTCGTTCATAAACGTTTTCACCGTCTCGGTATAACCTGTCTGCAAACATATCTTCAAACCGCTTGCCGAACGCTTCTTCCAGTGCAATCTTAGCATTGAGAAGGGCCGTCTGCCTAACCGCCTTGGCATCCGCTATTGCTTCCTTCAACGTCTCAGACGTGAACCCAGAACTAACGGGCGGTATATTCTGTCGCTCTCGTAAAATGCGTTCATCTCGTGCCCGCATCGCATCCAACATGTTCTGGTCATACGTCTTCATCTTTGCCCTTATCATCGAAGACTTCTTCCATCTCCTTGTCATCCATACCAGTTGCACGGCAAATGGATACAAGTTCGCCTTGACCTTCCTCAGTCTTCAAAAGGATGTTGATATAGTCATTGGCTTCAAATTGTGATACTCCGAACCGATTGGCTACAATTTTGAGCAGTTCCTTCTTATGATTCATCTTACGGGACTTAATCCACTTGTAGAAGCGAAAGTCTTGTGGAACCAGAGCAATAAGCAATTGGTAAAATTGTGGAGAGGGAATTTTATCAAACAATTGATAAAGTTGCGCCATTTCTTCGACAATGGAGGCATCCATCGAGAGCGCACGAACAATCATGTAGTGATTGAATGTTTTGCGATCATCTTCCGATAGATTATTATAATAATTCGGATCTTTTACTTGCCGAATTGCTTTAACGTGGTCAAACAGACTTTTTCTCTTCGGCAGCAGCGACTCGCTCTTGCTGCTTTTCAACTTTTCGGATTTCTTTTTTGGTGCCATAAAATGCCTTTTCCAAATCTCCCTGTAAGGTATCTTGATTCTCTCTCAGAGTCTCACACCACCCGACGATGACTGGGATTCTGTCATCCATCTTGTCCACTCGTTCATATAAGACCTTAAGTTGATCATCAAGAGTTTTAAGAGGTTCGTTAAACGCGGTTTGTAAAATATCAAGTTTCTTATTAAGGGCAACTATCACCTTATACAATGCAAAAAGTGCAGCAGTAACCACAATAATGTAAAGAACCGTTAGTATTGATAGGAATATCGTCATATGTCTGTCTGTATTATATCTGTCTGTATTATATCTGTCTGTATTATGTCTTCCGAAACAGGTAGTTCGTCATTCTCTTTGGATTGCTTCTTAGGTTTCTTCCACGGCTGATAATCTTTATTAAACACCCGTCCATGCACCTTTGGACGGAACGGTTTATCTCTTCTGAAAGTTCGTCCCATTGTTATTATCCTTTATACAAAAATATTGTCTCTCATTGTAAATATCATATCACATACAAAAACATCAAGCAACTTTTTTTAATAGAAAAGATTTTCCATAATAATTTGTTTCACTCTATTTATAGGCATATGACATTATCTCTAAATGTAATCAATTCAAACAAAAAAGGAAAAGTTAAAAACCACACGTTTAATATTTTCTGTATTGACGATAGAACTTCTATGCTTTATGATGCTAACGATTTGAAAGAACCTATAATATGGGCAACAAAATTAGAAATGAGTAGACAACTAAAACATCTCGATAAAATCATAAAAAATGGAAAAGAGTCTATGGAAGTGACCGTTTATACTTACAAATGGGGAAACAATGGATGGACATTATTTACAGGAATGCCGTGGATAGGTAAAATATCAGATATTAATAAAAAACCCATATGAATACTAATGTACCATCACGGTGAAAGAGATAATGTCAAAATTGTCACCATAATCCCCCAACTCAAATTGCAACTCTATTTCGTCATAATCAAGGCTAACATATATTAATTTCTTCTTAGAAAAATCGAAGATGCCATATATCTGGTATGTTTTAGGATGTAACTTTTTGAGAACTCGGGGTTTATTCATACGAAATACACGGCATCAAATTAATTAGTTTGCTCCCACGACAACTGGCATATTAACATCCACTGATGTCAGAGAAGAAGGAGTAGGAGTATTTATGGTCATTACTTGAATTAGTCTATCTGCATTATCCACAAGATTGATGCGTTTAGCTCTTGCCCGTTCCAATGTCAGCTTGGATACAGGAGTCAACGAAAACACTTTCTGCGGACGACCCGTTTTGCATGGGATAGAGCCAATTTCAACAACTTTTCTTGCCTCTTGCGCCTTACTCAGTCTTACTCGAAGAGTAATCTCAACGAAATTTGGATTGTGCTCATAGAGTTCTTTGATTGTGAATAACGTGGCCGTTGGCCAAGTCACAACTTGGTTTGTTTTATTTTTCGTCATATGATTTTTAACTAGATGTTCTCGGAATTGTAAACATCATATCATGCCACATATAATATGTCAAGAACTATTTATCACTCTTCGTCAAAAAGAGTTCGTTGAGAGTTTTTGCTAAATCCATTATCTCATCAACTCGAATAAATTTCGCATTTTTACCATACATCTTGCGGAACCACACCATAGTCTGGTCATCCTTCGATTTTTTTGTAACATTCACTTTCCCCCGTTCATCTTCGATATAATAACTCAAAATCTCTACCCCAAGGCGACGAATCTTGTCCACCTGGGCTTTGGTGTGCTCGGCCCCAGTCTCACCACTATAAGACAACCCCACCTTCGTATCAGGGGCAACCATATGGAAACAAGGTTCTCCATCAGACAGGTTAAGAAAGTATCGGTCCTCTTCGTCGGGGGTAATACCCTCGAATAAACTCATAGTAGCCCCGAAGGCCAATCCTTCGGGAGTGCAACCATTTGGAACGAGATATGGGAAAAGTGACCTTATTTTGCTAAACTTATCCAACTTGGAATCATATGCTAATACAATATATGGAAGCGTTGCTCCACTCGTAGATTGTGTTGTTCGAAAAGAGACTGTGACATGAATATTGCTAATCATGCTTGCCGCTTTGCAGATAGCTACAACGGCGGTCATAGTCTTATACCATTTTAATCCACTCATTGAGCTACTTGCATCCACCGTAATGTGTAAATTAGCACCTGCATGTTCTTCAATGAGGATTTTTTGAAAAATGTCTTCGGCATCGAATGCGGCTTCATGAAGCTGACGCTTATTGATTTTCCCCCATTTTTTCCGAAGTTCCTTGAATGGGTTGACTTCCATACGTATTTGAAGTTTCCTACCGAGTTTAGTGCCCAACAGGATACCCTTTTTAACTGCCTCAGCAACATCTTTAGGGGGTTCTGGGGTGTCTTTACCAATCTGCATAGCCCCTGACATCGGAAACATGTCATTGCCCGACAGGACAAGTTCTTTACTCATTTTATGTACCACAACGCAATCTACCTTAAAACATGCATTACTCCCCGCCACTACCATAGGCACATCCACTTGAACTATAATAATACCATGCTTCTCAATCAGGTCCAGGAGTGCCTTTTGATAATCTGTCACCGCTTCCTTAATAATGTCACCTTGCATAAACCTGCGCTGCTTATCCATGAGAGCATCAATCTCTCGGGCGTTTTTCTTGTCCGCAGGAACGTCGGAAGTTTGATTGACTGCTTTCTCGTTGTCTTTAAGATTTTCGGGGTGAGGGTCTTTACCAGTGATAATATTCGAGATTTCCGTTATCATCTCTGTTCCAACATCCTTGAGTTCTTCGTTGTCTCCATCGCTATCTTTTCCGCCCTTGTTATCGGGCATCTTTTCATCCCCATTACTAGCTTTGGAGTCCCCATCCCCGAAATCAAAATAGTCACGTGGGTCGGCTAGTCTTTGCTGCGTTTTATATGACTTAGCACCACCGCCACTAGATTCAAGCTTCTCTTGCTTATCTATACAATCCAACACAATTTCCGTTGCCTTGAACGCTGTTTCTATACGATCTCTCGTCGTAGTGAGTCGATCTATATGACTTATATCAATGAGTTGAGCTATATCTTCAAGCCGAGGCAAGGCAAGAAGATCAGTATTCTCATTCGTGAAATTCGTAATGCGAAAGTCATAGGACTTAAGACTAGGATATCGGCAATCATCGCTTAACAATTTTATATCTATCTCTGGCGAATTCCACATTTCTTCGTACATAGCAACGTAGTAGCCGCGATACCCGGGAGCTTCATTGAAGACATAGGTATCAATATAACGATCTTCAATTACATTCCACATACCATGCATAAATTTTTCCATTGATGAACGCCGTATGTTTTTAGAATCGGACAATTTGTATATCTCCCTTGGCACATTTTGATATGCATGTCTAACTACATCAAAATCTGTCAGAAGAGTATGACCCGCCTCATGGAGAGCAAGCCCAACAATAACGTCGAAATCCCGCTTGGTGTTTATCTTTGCCGAGATGTAAATTTGCTTTCCCGCATAATTAAAACTGTCAGGCACATTACAGAAATAGACAGGAATAACACGACGAGTAAGAATACGAACAAAATTAGATACCGCAGAACGAATTGATGCCAGCCTTACCATATCAATGCTAAAAACAAGAGATTTGTTCTTAGGCCCGTCTTCAATAAAGTTAGAATACCTATCGGTATCTAACCAAAAGTCAATCTCAGCAGGAGATATTTTTTTACCCAAATGCATTATGCCATCACAGGTTCTTTGGCGAGGTCGATTCCAAATTCTTGTTGGAAACGACAACGAAGGGCATCTGCTTCCGCAGACATGCCCGCCGACAACAATACAAAATAAGTATTATAGAAGTGTGACTTCCGCCTACCTTTTTGATGACATTCTAATATAACAGAAACATTCCTTGGCTGTGTGGAATCAAGTTTCTGCATTGCTTGCTTGGCAGCGTCAAAAAAAGTATCGTGTCCCTTGGAAACCTTAATTATATACTCTTCAGTCTTACCTAAATATCTGACAATAACCTTCATATTTGTCTTCTGTTCTGATAATACAATTTCATCCGCTCACTCTGCAATTTCCTATTCTCCGAATTTTGAAAATATGACTTTGTTTTTTCACTTGCAGCATTTCTATTGTCGGGGTTTTCAAAAAAAGATTTGACTCGCTCGCTATTTTTTTTTCTTGCCTCGGGATCATTCTTATAATATGCCAATAATGAACGTCGCAATCGTTCGCAGGTCTCTTTACTTCTCTTTTTCCCACGTTGACTAGCAGCTAATTTTTCTTGATGCTCTTTTGTCCTTGGTTTTTTAGGAATCCCGCGCTGGGCCATACTTATTTTTAGCCTCGTTTCTTCCGGAATTATTCTTCCTCGCATTTTCTCAGACATTACTCTCTTGAAATTTTCTGACTGCTTACATCCAACTCGTTTTATTGCGTTTTCCAATGTTATTTTTCTCACTTCATCGGGATGTTCTTTCCGCCATTTTATCAATGCTTCCGCCGATTTCTGTCGCCCATCAATTATCTTCTGAGTAATTTTTTTATTTTTTTGCGATAAAGATGCATTTTTTCGCTGTTCATCTGTCCATTTTCTTCCTCTTAACGAATCACTTCGTTTCCTATTAACGTCGTCACTCGTCATCTTCGCACATTTGTCTAAATTATAAAAATAATCCTTTCCATGATGCTCGTCTATCAGTTTTTGTTCTTCCGATAAGCATTCAGATTTTTTCATTTCCTGATAAATGGAAAAATCAAAATTATTTTCGCCATACTTATTCCACGCCCTCTGCAAATGAATATTGAAATGCTCATTTCGTGAAAGAAGCCGCTTATGAGTATAAAACCTCCAATTTATATCTGTCGAACTTCCAATGTAAAAATGACCATTAACTTTATTGATTATTTTATAAATACCACATACTTTCTGTTTCATATACTATATGTCCTTTCACCTTATAAATATAGGATAGAAACCTCAACCACTAAAACGAAGCCTTCTTTTTATTTTTCAGTGGATCATTTATTGGAGACTTTGCATCTGAGGGAATATATCGCTGAATTGATGCTTTTACGAAATTTCTCTCACTGTCAGCCCCACCCTCCTCTGGATATTCGGAATAAATCGCAGCTTCGGCAATTTCTTCGAGGTTAAATCCATCCATTACAAGTTCGGCCATTTCTACGAGTGAAGCCGCCGAGATAAATGTAGATATTTTAGCATCTTCCATATTACATTGAGCAATCAAGTCATCAGAAATAGCAGTCAAAGTTTTCATCAGTTTGATTTCTTCATCAGTCCTTGAAGAGAATAGGATACCGAAAAGATGCTTCAACTCGTCACCAGACAATGGCGGCATTTCCAATTTAATCGGAAATCTTCTGATTATTGCTTTATCTATGATTTTTGTAGCTGTATAGGCATTTCCTACGTTTGACGTAGCTATAAAACACACGCCATCTGCCACTTTTATCAATGTACTAACCGAGTCCTCGTCTAGTCTAAGTGTTCGTTGCGTGGGGTCTATCGTGGGCAAAATAATGTTTAAATAATCATGTGTTGAACGAGAGAGTTCATCCAGCAATATTATAGTATTCGGCGTTGTAATAGCTTTAACAAACGCAGAAGGATGGAAGACGGTTCCAATTTCTTTTTTATAGACGGTATTTCCGATTAAAACTGCTCGCGCATCTTGGGAAGACCCACAATTCGTGATAAACAAGTCTCTCTTTAATGCACTTGCCACACACCTTGCCGCTAAAGTTTTAGCCGTTCCCGATTCTCCTATAAGAAGAATGTTTTTCTGACGCAACACCGCACGCACTAAATATCTCCACTTAAGGTCTGAGATAATTAATCTTTCGGGTTTCAGAGAAACACAATTTATTAAATTAATTTCTGAATTCCGCATTAATACTATACTATCATACTCCAACTCACATGTCAACCTTCTTGTGGCAAGGAATCCCTTTCCTTTAGGTAAGGGAGGAATTGACACCATAAAATAAATAAAAATAATTGACGTTTTCATATTCCTACATTATAGTTATATGGTGAAAGATTGAATAAGTGAAAATAACAATTAAATGTAAATTATTAGAAACTACTTCACAACATCAACAATTACTTGATGTTATGGAGAATTTTAATAATGCTTGTAACTGGGTTGCCGAAAAAGCATTCCATTCCAAACTATTTAATAAAATGTTATTGCAGAAATCAGTGTATTACGAATTGAAACAGAAATACAATCTCTCATCCCAAATGGCAATCCTCGTAGTAAGAAAAGTTTCTTCATCCTATGCCAATAAAGACCAACGAAATACATTGATAAATTATTACAAGTATGGTTCCATAGACTATGACACCAGAAATTTTACCATTAAAAAAGACAACATTGTCTCATTAATGGTTCTGAGTGGTAGAATTAAAATTCCATATCAATCTCATAAAAAACTTAGTGATTTGAATTTATGTGGCCAGTGTGAATTAATGTATGATAAAGTAAAAAAACAATTTTATGTTAATTTTGTTTATGATGAAATTGAGAATAAACCGATAGAAACTGATAAATTCTTGGGGGTTGATATGGGAATCGTCAATATTGCAGTAACATCGGACGGAGAGATTTATTCAGGAGATAAAATTGGAACTTATAGAAAAAAGATTACTTTATTAAAATCAAATTTACAGTCAACAGGAACAAAATCAGCAAGAAAACATTTAGTTAAAATCGGTAAAAAAGAAAATAGATATAAGAAAGATACAAATCATTGTATAAGTAAGAAGATTGTTGTGAAAGCAAAGGCACTTGAAATGGGAATTAAGTTAGAAGATTTACATTTTTATTCCAAGAAAACGGTTAAAAAATTTAACAAGAAATTGCGGGATAATAACGCAAGACTCGGTAAATGGTCTTTCGGACAATTGCGGGAATTTATTACTTACAAATCAAAAATAGCAGGAATACCAGTATTATTTGTTAATCCATCATATACTTCTCAAATTTGCAGTAAATGCAATCATTGTGAAGAAGATAATAGATTAACACAAGAATTATTTACTTGTAAGAAATGTGGGTATTCTACTAATGCAGATTACAATGCCAGTATAAATATTTCTCGGGCTGCAATCAATCAGCCTATTGTATGTAAATCTTCTGCTAATAGGGAAGTATTACAAACTCCTGCCTTTAGGCAGGGGTAGTTGATCAAAAAAGGAGCCAAACGGCTCCTTTAGGGGATGGAAACAAACTTATAGCTTGCTAGTGTCTTGTTTTGAAATTGGAATTGACAGCTTAGTGTCGGGCTTACGTTTTCGGAGTTTAACTGGGTCTTTAACCTTATGGGAAAGTTGAGACTTAAATTCAGTCGCATCTCTCATTGACCTATTAGGAAGGTCGTCTTCGTCCTTAACTTGTTTTTCAGTATAATTCTTCTGTTTATTCTTAGTCTCGGAAGGCTTTTCAGTAGTAAGTGGTAATGTCTTAGGCTTATCTTTTTGTGAAAGCCCCTTGTCTACGGATGGAGTTTGGTCTTTTCGGTTACGATAGGATTTATCGAATGCCTTTTCTACCGCAGTCGGATACTTGTCATCGTTTTTTAAATTAAGTTTGACAAAATCCTTAACCTGCTCCCATGATTGACCCGTAATCCAAATGCGATCCTCATTACGTGTCATCATCTCAATAACATAACAATCTTCCCATCGGGGCGAAATACGAATAAACTTTAAATCTCTCGAATTAACCATCAAATCGTCATGGTCATCCCACATAACTGTAATTTCCTTGTCAATATCCACAGTCACCCGTTTCAAATCGGTCACTAAGGATTCTTTACTCATTACATCCCGAGAATTTGGGTCCGACCCAAATGTCTTGGGCTTCTTGATAGAATCAATGCCATTTGCATTCATTTCAGGAACTCTGGCGCAATTACCCTCCTTTTTTCTATCTTCTTCTTTCTTTCTGTCTTCTACCTCTTCAAGCAGAACACGGCGAATTATATTTTGAAATTTGATGGCATTCATTACTCTATAAATATGAAAAATAAGGTAAAAAAGCAATATTACTTCACTGGCTGACTTATTGTTGCTGAAGATTGCTTTCTATCGGCAGCGTCCACGAAACTATGCATCAATGCAGCAAATGACAGGATAATACCTATCATGGCCACAATCATAGTAAATGCTACAGATTTCTCACTGGCCTTGCCTGCCAGTTCAGCTTTACTTTCTCTCAACTCACGAATGTCCTTGTCAACGGCCCTGGTATAGATTTCGTGCTCTGAACGTGGAAAGAAAGTGCTAGCTTGATCCCTAAGTTGCATTCTAAACTCGTTCATAAGGTCAAGTCGGGCAGATAATGTTCTGGAAGCAAGCTCAACTGCCTTTTCATTGGCCATTATTTTTGTTTCAAATAGGCCTGTTAAGCCAGTGAATTTGGTATCCACATAATCTCGCATAGAAATATCTGGAATTAGCATAGCATATTCCTTCCGATTAATTTCATTTCCATCAGAATTAATGTATTTGCCGTTACAGTTATTCATATTTATTTTCCTCGTTTATTTTATTGGTTGAACTATTGATGCTGAAGATTGCTTTCTATCCGCAGCATCCACGAAAGTGTGTAGTAAAGAAGCAAATGATAAAACTATACCTATTATAGCCACAACCATCGTAAACACTACCGACCTCTCACTAGCTTTTCCTTCGAGAGTCGCTTTACTTTCTCGTAACATCCTTAAATCTTTTTCGACCGACTGCACATAAAGTTCATGTTCTGGTTTGGTAAAATAATTCTTGGTCTGGTCTTTTAATGATTCTCGAAATTCGTTCATTGTTTCCAATCGTTTATCCAACGAATGATTGCTGGACACGAAAGATTTTTCTAATGATTCAATTTTTTCTTTTAATAATACCAACAGACCAGCATCAACATTTAATCGGTCAATAATATTCTGATTATCAATATTAGATTTTATTACAGTAGAATAATTTCCCTGTTCCTTGTCAATTCTAGACAATATTTTTGCAATATCTGCTATTTGACTAGATAAAAACTCAAGTTGTTTTAACACTAGCATTTTATATTCTCCCCATCCATTATTAGAATTCGTTACCTTTTCAGGTAATGACAAAAATGAAGGTGGTTGATCAACCTTAATATCTATTTTATTTTCCACGATTATCCTCAGTTTGTTCCGAAATAATATTTTCCACCATACAAAAATGTTGTGGAGACTGTCCGTTTTTTACTGGCATTTTTGCTATTGTCATATGGATCCGCGCAACGCTTCCATTACTATGAATATATCGTTTATCCATCACAAATCCGTCAACTTTTCCCGAATTCATTTTTGCCATATTATCAAGGTCTTCTTGAATATCATCTGGATGCGTAAAACTCATCCAATTAGTACATGACAATTCTTCTAATGTTTTGCCTGTAATTTTACAAAATAATGGATTGGCTTCGCAGATTTGTCCTGTCAATGAATCTATCAATGCAATTCCAATAGGAGCCGACACAAATAACCGTTTAAAAACTATTTGTTGACGTTCTATCTCTTTATCTCTAAAATCCAATTCCTCCACTAAACTTTCCATTTCGGGATAATCTTTTGAGGGGGGGATTGTTACAAAAATGGCAGAGGATGATTCTACAGTATATAAAATATGTGAGACATTTGCCTGTATAAAAAGACTTTGACCTGCAACAGCACTGGTAATAATACCATTAGTTTCCTGAAATATTTTTCCGCTAACTACCATAACCCATTCTGGTTCATAGAGAAAATGTCTTTTTATGACTGTAACTGGGTCAAATTCAAGATATTGAACTGCTACCTTGTCATTTTTCATTAATCCTCGACCTGTAGATGCTCCAGAGTTACACTGTAATTTAACTTTAGATCCCTTTACAATTAATATTTCGTGCATTGGACGAACATCTTGCTCAATAGTTAATTCGCGAATACGTTGGAGATTGTCGTTTGAATTGAAATTTATAAATTGTTTACCCATATTCATATATAAATATAAATATAAATAGCAATAAGTATGAAAATACTTAACGGCATCTATTGCAAATAGTATTATTATATCAACTGCATTTACTCCACGAACAAGATACACAAGTACAACATCCGTCGGAATAAATTAATTGTCCATTACAAGACGGGCATTTCTGACCATTAACGATAGTGCCATCTTTAATATATTTTTTCAGAACTCGGGCAGCAGCGGATGCCATACTGGTAATATCATCGGTTGCTTTTTGAAGTTGTTGTACTAAAAATTCTATTGGAACTCCATGTCTCATACTCATGGATGCCATACGAAATAGAATTTGTTCGGTAGGAGTAAATTGTTTAGAAAAGTCCTCAATACAGATGTCATCAATTTCAAGAGCATACTGTCCCCTCTTAACTTTAGTAATCTTACCATTCTTCTGAGTAAACTTGAAGCTAAACCCATTGATATGTCCTCCAAAGATTTCATATGGTTGATTATTTTGGATACCGACCACGATAACGAATTTCTCGCCTTTAACTGAAACAACATGAATGTCAGCATCAATGGATGGAAGACGTTTGGGATATTCCGTAGTCTTAGTTTGAATATTTTCACGAGACAAGTTCAATTCTTTAAGTTCATCGTCAGAAAAGTTCTGATGCCCAATGACTACATTCTCATCCTTAAGTTTAAATGCCAGGGTCTTAAACGGCATATTAGAAACAATGCCGTACATCTTCTTATCAGGGAAAGCGGCAATACTCTTAACTTCTCGCTTATGAGCCTCTATGATGAAGTTATAAACTTCCTTCCATGTTGAGCCAATCGGAAGCATATAAGTCACTGAGATTGAGCTATCAATCCATTTCATTGTCTTGGACATCAACTCAAGCTTATCCATAGGAGACACATCAATAGACTCCTTGAACTTGAACTTATGCCTATGTTCTTCTATGAATTTAGCAATTGGAACGCCAAGCTTGCCATCCCACGTATCCTTGATGGTATCTGAATTCATTGGAATAGAAACCCCCGCCTCCGTAAATGCGTCGCGAATGACACGAGGGACACAGAAATAATACTCATATTTACCAGACATACGAGTACGCTTCCAGAAGTACATGAAAAAGGCAGGCTCGATTCCATATGACAATACAAAGTCACGAAACATCAAGGACAAAGTATTATGATTTATAACTCCATTTGCAGTAATATAAGTATGATTTGGATTTGAGACTTCTATATCATACGTTTGGAAATTTTCCCGGGTTATAGATTTTACTTTAGACGTGACATAATTTTTTAAAGCAAATGGAAAATATAAATCCAATTCAACGTACGTAGATATATCATTCAAGGTATCTCTATTTAAAAAGATAACATTATCAAATTTGTTATTACATATTGCAGTAGTTAATCGACAATACAATTTGGATTTAGACGACAATAATCGCGACAAAGTTTTTTGTATTGTTTGTATTAAACTAAACTCGACATAAATTTTTTCACAATCTATTGCATAATCGAAATCCAACAACGATTGGGATTTTCTATGACTAATAAATCCAATCAACTCTCTATATTTTAAATTACTGTGCTTAAATCTTATTGTGGTTCTAAACATTTCTTCATTCCACCCATCCTCGCCCTTGGTCATTTTGCTAAGATATGATTGTATTCCCAGATACATAAGGAGTTCTTGTACTTGACGAGTAATATGTTCATATTTAGAATAAAATGTTATATGCCCATTCGATACAGACCCATCCGCTTCAAATAAACCTCTCAAATAAGATGCAATTACGGATTTCGGGGAATGGAATATGTATTCGGGAATATTATAGGTATGTTCTTTACAAGAAGAAATATCCGAAATGTTTGATTTTTTCTCAAATCCATTATTTATCAAATATGTACCGAGATTTATAGAATGAGTCGAAATCTCATACATATTTTTATCGGAGGATTTCGTCACTGTACACTTCAACCCGAACAAGTCGTTAGTTAATTTAACAATATGATCCACCAAATCAGTATCTTCGCCAAATACGGGAAATCTTATGCCATCAAGTTTTCCATTTTCACTTCTAAATTTTATACTACCGTCACCAGTAAATAATCCAATATATTCCGCCAATTGTTCGGTTAATTTTTCGGGAAACTTGCATATAGATGAATTATGATGGCTGCTAGTTGCACAGCAATTCAGTGTAACATAATTCGAACAAATTTCACTTACACCCATATAAGATACTATTATATCATCCACCGTAATATCAGGAGCATACTTCCAATCATATTTTCCACCATTTAAAATCCGAATTCTATGAGTCTCGGACATTTTAATTTGCCGTCCGTCATCTAAAGTTAAGACATATCCGTTTATCACCCCATTATTATAATAAGATACTATATCCGACGTTCCATGCTCATGACAAATACTCACATCATCATTATAATCTATAAACTCTTTTTCTTTTGGCTTAATACCAATCAAATCCTTTATTTTTAATAATCCATTGCTAGTAACGATTCGTGTATTTTCTTCAACACAACCCGTAGGAGCAATAGAACTGACAGTAACATTGCGAGCATGAGTACCTTTGAGGATAGGAACCTTGAACTCTTCATGCATCTTTTCCGACTCCTTGATGATACGAGCTACGAATGGAGCTTCACGCCACTTCTCTTTATTGAACAGCCCAAAGTCCCCCTTCTCAAGTCCCAATTCCTCGGTGCTGATATAGAGCCAATAGTTGTACCACTTGATAAACTCTTCGATAGCTTCATTACCTTCTTTAGAACCATAAGAAAGGCCCTTCTTGAAAAGCCATGCCGCAATGTTCGTTACACCCGCACCGGTCCGACGCAATTTACGAATAGCCAACTCTTGATGCGGAGTTGCAAATGTATGACTTACCAACTCGCATTCATTGACGTTATCGAGGAAACGATTGACGGAATGACCAATCTTCTCTAATTGGCCCATGAAGATTTCCCGCTTGGCCGAGAACTTGCCACAATTGATTGACGCTAAGACACATAGCGACTCTCGGGAGAGGTATTGCTCCGAGTTTTTTACCACAACCCCACCGTTCACCACAAAGTTGTGGTTATCTTTCACTTCTATATCGTATAGAGGTTTTACTTCATGATTTATTCTAACATTTATAAGTTTTCCCATGTTACTTCATTTCCTTCCTGAGATTAGTGAGTGATCCAAAGTACTTCTTTACAACACAAAGATTCATCCCAAAATGTTTTGGGATTTTCCCGTACGATTTCTGATATTGGACTACATTGTCATAGTTTCCAACAGTTATACAATGTCCCATATCCAAGATTGTTTTAAAGTACTTTTTGATTTTGCTTTGATACGTCTTGAAAGCATTCCCACGATACACATTTTTTCCAGTTTTCCAGTTGTATTTTTGTTGGCAGGAGTTGGAACACGTTTCTTCGTGGTAGTGGTCTTTTAGTCTTCGTCCATACTCTTTTCCACACTCCTTACAAACCCGTGTTATCGTCGGATTTTTAATCGTCGATTCTTCCGTTCTTAGTTTGGCGTATTTTTTCTTCGTTCTACCACCCGCCTCAGACTTCCAATATGAAATTCTCGCATCTCGGTGCCGTTTTCTAACCTCGGGGTCTCGAAAATATTTGCGGGTCTGCTCGCCAATCTTGCTTTTAGTTTCATCGGAGTGCTTAATCCCATACATTGGGTTTTTTTCTCCTGAATAGTCAAACTTTTCATATTGACGTACAAATTCATTTTTCCATTTTTCAAGATCGAATTTGGTGACTGCCCCTAAACGGATCAACCTTTTGATGTCGCCCTTTGACATTACGTCATAACGTATTCCCAGTTGTCGAAAGAAGTCGGAGTAGATTCTTTGATAGTCCGATTTCTCTTTGTTAGTGTACTTTATTTCCACAATCTCTCTGAGCTTATCGAACGTCCCATCATAAACGAAGAAATCGGGTTTGTAAGATTTCCCGTCTATTTCATAGGTTATATTTTCTGTTAGATAATAGACCCCGATGCTGTCCAGATATTTAGCATATACAAACTCCTGTGTAGATCGCAGATATACCTTCTTTCCAAAGTGTGTAGTATGATACCCACTATATCCTCGCCCTCCCTTGTATCCTCCAAGTTTTATTTTCCCGTTATGTAGTTCGCAGTTTGTCATACCAATAAATATCATCTCACAAACGAAAAAGAACAATATTTTACTTGTGAATCACTATGTCATCATCAGACGTAAGAGAATCTGCCCTAACATATCCTCGATTTTTAGTCAAGATTGGATGATCGGAAGAACACTCTATCTCGTATTTTTTATTCCCGTCTTCAATGGTAAGTGTTATCGTAACGTCATTCCTTTGTTGCCACGAATGAAGAAGTTCCTTTAATTCGTACTTGTTCTCGGCAATGTTATAGGACATTACCAAAAACTTTTTACCGGCTTTTACCAACTCATAAATTTCTCCCATATTCTTCCATCCATCATCTGTAAGTATATGGGCATCAATAGATAAGCAGCACGCATTAGTGGACAGAATACAAGAGTCATACTCGTCCTTCTCGTCGTACAAAGCGTCTGAATTACTATACTTACGAGCAATATCAATATTCTGAATACCAGGTTCTGCATTTTGATGCATATTCTTGGCAATCAGTTCCATTAGCTTGCGAGCTTTAGTTAACTTGGTGAATACTTCCTTCTTACGGTCATGTGTGGCGAGGCGGTAATAACGTCCAGTATCCTTTTCCTTCGTAGTATGCATATCAATGCTATGCACATCCACATAAATTTTGTCGCCCTTCTTGATAGCAGGCACAGTGAATGACATTTCCCAATCTTCATCATTTTCCACGGCTTTGTAAAACTTTTCCGTGCATTGGACACTGATGTTGGCGTTCTGAATCTTGGTGTAATCAGACTTGACTCGGATGAACTCTTCTACGTCAGGATGGTCACAGGAAATACTGAATAACATGGCAGGAATCCGGCCGTTTTGACCAACAAAATATCCGATTTTGTCCTCAAACTCCATCCAATGGACTGCGCCAGTGCTTTGATTGGCCGAATTCAATACTTTACAGCCATTCGGACGAAGACGTGAATTGTGAGTTAAAAACCCATTAGCTATTAAAGTTTTTGTGCTAGTCGCAGTAGCTATTACTTCTATTTCTCCTATAAACTCAATAGACAAAATCTTAGCTGGTGGATTTGACCTTCCTCCCATCTTTCTTCCTTTCCACAAAGAATCGGATTTTTTAAATAATCTCGGAGAACAAAACATTCCAACTAATTTAACATTTTCCCATTTTCCCTTGGGACGAATACATTGACACCCGGAATTATTAGGAGATACATAATAGTCGATTTTATATTTATCTAATATAGATACTATTTTATCAAAAACCAATCCTTTATTTTGACTAATACCTATTTGATGGTCACTTAACCAACCTTCTCCATCTAAAATTCCTGATAAATATCCACCTTCCCACGAATCAATTTCTTTCCAAGGAGTTGTTGTAAAAGCTAATTCATCGCCGATTTTTAGTTTGTCCGTAGTTCTCCACTCATAATTACACATTGTTCTACCATCGGGCTTTTTCTTATTGTCTCTTGCCACCCAAAGATGTTCCGAACTTGCCGTCATTTCTCCTTTATCTGTGATTACTCTATATGATGGGCGTCGGATTGTTTTTACACTTTCTACAACACATTCTTTAAATGTAGATTTTATAAAATTAAGTTCTTCGCCAAAACCTATCAATTTATCTCCAACATTTAATTTTTCAACCGGTACGTGTTTCAAATCAGCAGTGAGAATTAATGTTCCTGGAGCTAGACAAAAGTCCACACCTAATCCCTGACGATAAGCAGCACACTTGGCGATAGTATAGGCAGCATTCTTAATGATTGCCTCAAGACTATCCCACTCTTCATCTTCCCGTTTAGCACCGAGGGATACAGTAGTACAATTCCCAGTATTTAATCCGCCACTCAATGTAAAATTATGAAATTCTGGTACTTGGACGCACCATACATCCTCAATTCGGTCGGTTTCTTCCAACGATACAACTTTCCAGTTGACTTTTGATTTGTCTTTTTCCAATGAATTTTTGTGAGTCTCCCAGTTTTGTTTATGGTTTGTCTTGGTAAAAAACGAATCGAACAAGCAGTCTTTCCATATGTGCATACCATAAAGTTTATGATTTGGGTTTCCGTCAAACGGAGATTTATCCCGCATTAACCGAATGTCCGAACAATAAATGCCGACGCTTTCTATGATTTTCTTAATGCGAAGTAAAACGTCATCGTGGGCACACGCCAAGTATGCTCTTCCTTCGTCGTCCACAGAACCATCAGCAGCAAAATAACCAATTAAGAACCCAAGAACATACTCTTCATTGTATTTGTCCAACTCTGGGATTTCACTTTTGAAATGTGAGGGTAGATATTGAACTGTAATTGCTTCCTCTCGTTCTATAATAGACCAATTGAAACCATTAAACAACTTCACCAATTCTTTTGAATCGCCACAAAGATGAAGGCGACAAGTATTAGTTGCCTTGTCATAATCGCCATCTCCAAACACATATCCATGAATAAATCCAATTGGGCAATAATAACGAGAACCTCCGGTTGAAGGCATCCATTTACGCTTCACATATGGAAGCTGGTCGAACTGAGACAAAGCCATCGTTGTTTTCTCAATTATGGTTCCTCCTCTCTCCACAGTTCTCCAAATGTGATTAGCAGTACAAAACACTTCTTTCTTGAGTGTATATCTTCCAAGAGTAAGTTTATAGAGTCGTTGAGGGCCAAAGTTTTTTACTGTTGCGGGGACAAATGCCCCATAGTTATTCATAACGCTGATAGTTTGCCCATCATTAAACCATTCAAATGTTCTAAGTCCTTGGTCGGTAATGAATTCTGTATCTTTGCTAAAACAATTGGCAAGGCTTATTTTACGTCCACTACCTGCCCCTTGCATGATTCCACCCGAGGGGTGCCACCAATCGTTATAAATTTCATCAAACCACTGAGCACTCCAATATTCTCGGAGTTCTTGGGTAGGTTCGACGGAAGCTACAAAATCACATACTCTTTTGACAGCCTGTGAATAGGATTCGTCGGATGTTAAAGCATATTTCTTTTTGAAAGCATCTATCGAGAATTGGTTGTTTTGAAAGTATTCTTCAGTGGTGACTTTTTTTACGTCATCGAATTTTGTTACGATTTCCATATCATCTCTTCTTTAACTTTTGTGAATGGATATAAGTAGATAATCCCAACACGTAAGCTTACAAGAAAATTTTCTGTAATACACGCATTCCAACTTATATCATGATATTTACACGGAAGGATCATCGTTATCACTATGTGTCTTATCCCACGTCTTCCTGAAGATTTCCTTAAGTTGCTCCTCGGCACCTTTCACTTTAGTAAGGATTTCCATTCCTTCGACAGAGTTCTGCTCGAAAATTTCAATTTTGCCCATTGATGTATCAAAAGAACACGGATACCACTTCCCATCAGGCCCGAATCGATTCTTCATTACATAAACACGTCCAGTGCCCGCCATCTTATCTTCTTTCTTGCGGGACAATGACAAAATAAAATCCCCAATCATAATTTTACGATAACTATCGGCTACGCCCATTGCCTCGATAATGTTTTCTTCGTGAACACCACGATTAGACTGAGAAGCGGTCCATCCCGGCACTTGAAGTTCTCCGAGCATACCGCGAAGCTCCTCATATACGTTACCAGCTTCGCTATAAGAATTAGAATTTTTCTCTTGCATGAACGGACGAAGAAGGTCCGCATAATCAACAATTACAAAGTCAATCTTAATCCCCGAAATTAACTGCAATCGGTCAATATGCATTTTCAATGTTGCGGCGGAAGCAACCTTAGTTGGGAAATACTTGATAAAAAGTTTACCGCAACCATTGGACTTAATTTCGTCTAGTTTCTTCTGAACTATAGACTGATTCTTCCGAACCTCTTGAAATGCTAATCCAGAAAAAATGGAGTCATATCGAAGTCCTACATACTTATCATTTAACTCCATCGTGAAATGCATAACATTCTTACCCTGAAGCATTGCTTCTGCACCGAGCCGAGCCAAAAACCACGATTTTCCGCTTCCTGCAGGAGCAACGACAAATCCAAGTTCGCCCTTCCCTAATCCACCATCAAGATGAGTATCAATAATGGCCCAATTGGTTTTGACGACTTCACGGGCCATTGCAGACATACGCTGGTCAATCTCAGTAAGATACTCATGCCCAAGGTCACGTTCCATACCCGCTTTGGATGCTTCACTAATAGTACTCCAAATTCCATCGTAATTACCTTCCTTCAATAAGATTTGGGATGTCCATATGGCATTCTTCAATTTTTGATTACGACAAAATATTAAGAACTGTTCCTTAACGTACTTTAAGTCCTTTGCGCTTGAAACTTCACCATAAGCCATCTTTACTTGTTCTCTTACTGAAACTTGCATCAACGGATCTTGTATCCGCATAATTTCACATGCAAACACCGACATAGTTGGAATGTCCCGATAAGCAGGGAAGTAAGTAGAAATAAACTTTACAATCCATTTGTGAGCATTCGTCTCGAAGTAGTCGGGTGACACGATATCGATAATTCGTTCCAAAAATGCACGGTCTGAAAGCATTGCGGCCATGCATTTAGATTGGAATGCTATACCAAACTGTTTCAATGTAGATTCATTATTTTCCATATTAGTATTATCATCTAACCATAAATGTTTAATAAAATCAATATTTCAAAATCACAGGAAGAGTTCCTTTAACAGAAGGAAATTTTACTTTATGCCCAGATATATGGACTGCGGATACCACATTAAACATCTGAGGATGAATCTCAATCCAATGTCCATCATTTGGAACTATTCGAGATTGAATGTGGATTTTTCCTAACATCACATTCGGATTGGCATAACTCGCAATGAATGTATAGCCGAGTCTTTTATTCCCACTCATCAACCCAATTACAAAATCACCTTGCTCGTTAATATAACAATGTCCATGTCTAAGTAATTTGTATTTTTTCATTATAAATTCTTTCTGATTACAACTCGGACAAGTGTTTATTCCTTACGAACAGCAGCATCCAAAGTAGCAAACGTTTCCTCAATCCATCGGGTATGATTAGGTAAATTACTATCAATTCCATCTTCCCGAACCATCTTGAAAAAAGCATTGCGGTCAAGCATTGGAATCTTCTCTGTCGCAAGACATTCATTACAATGCAATTGACCTATCGTAGTCAACATCGTTTCTTTCAACTGCATAAGCGCAACATTCCTATCCAGAACACTTTTTCCATTGGCAATATTGTCACAAACTTTATACTTATTTTTAAGGTCATCGGCATGTTTAATGATTTCATCCACAGTATGCAATTTGTCCTCATTAAGCCACGGAAAATGCTTCACAATGGTTTTGGGACCAGCAAGTTCAATGCCGGGGACATTATCAGAATCATCCCCATCAAGTGCCCGATACAGGACAAAATTATTAGGATGAATGCTATAGTCAGCCAGAACCTCGGCGGGGCCATAAATACGTTTCTTAGTCGGAGAATAAACACTGACACGACCATCACAGAGTTGAAGGAAATCACGATCTGCCGACATTACATAGATTTTATTCGAACTCTTAAAATAATCTAGTGCCAAATAAGCAATAACATCATCCGATTCCTGATGGTCGAGAGAGAGAATATTGACGGGGAGAACTTGTAAATACTGAGTGAATCGAATATATTGCCGCTTACAACTTTCCTCTTCAATAGGAGCACTTGACATTTCTTCATATGCTCGGTTAAGACGAATTTTATTCTTTCTGTGTAATTTATATTCGGGAAATATTTGATGCCGCTTGAAAGAACCCCCAACCCCATCAAAAATCACAACGCAACGAGTCGGAGCAAGTAACTTAATAGCATAACCGAGTGATTTTAAGGAACCCGTTACCCCCCCAGTATGATTTCCATTTTCATCCATAGCAGGATTTGCATTCCACGCCCTTAGAAATAGATTATTTCCATCTACCAAAAGAATACTAGAGTTAGTATCTCGCTTCCAGTCCTTCTTCGGACCAGCCTTCATATTTTGAAGAATACCGTAGAGTCTGGACTTTTCTGTTTGGCTAAGTTCCATTATTCTTCCTTAACGGCATTTTTAGTTATGTCATCATTTTCGTTTCCTGTTTCCTCAACATCCTCAACAATGGGATTTGCGGAAGGGTCACGATACTGCATGATATAAGTATCGGAGATAGAATTATAAATTTCCTCCTTGAGTGCCTCATCCGAATTCAATTTATCCACAAATTCAGCAGTGCTGAATTCAATCTTTTCGCCTGTGCTCGGGCGAGTGTATTTCCAATTACGCCAGTCACCAGTAATAATACCATAAAGCTTCATAAAATCAATCCAACTTTTGTAGTTTTGAATTCCCGAGTCATAATGAATTTCAAATGCAGCCGTGCGCCAGTTGGGTCCGAGCCGATTCTTAATAACTTGGGCCTGGCATTTCATACCAATAATTTCATCGCCCTTCTTGAGTTTCCCGAGACTAACGAAACGAACACGAATCGAACAAGAATACGAAAATGCTTTTCCTCCAGGAGTAATCCACTTCTCACTATGTAATCCACCATTCATGTTATAACGTAATTGATTGGTAAACACAGTAAGAATACGTTGACGAGCAACTAGGCCCGTAATCTTTCGCATTGCTTTGGCAATGACCTTGGCCTTCCCCGTACTGAATCCATCCACTCCATGCTCAGATTCCATTTCACTTTCGACAGATGCTTGGGTTAAGGAGTCGACGAAAATAGTTAGAAGACGATCCTTATTGACTTTTCGAAAGGCACCAATGCATAGTTCCATTTTAGTAAAAAGTTCTTCGAGTGTAGTGAAGGGAACATAATTGACGTTTCGTACATCAATCCCAAGGGCAGTCCAGAATGTCTTGTCCACCGCAAATTCGGAATCAAAAAATACAGCTAGACCGCCTCGCCGCTGAGTCTCGGCAATCATTTGAGCACATATTAAACTTTTTCCAGTATTATGATTCAATATACCATTTCCAAAATAACAATGTTCTGGATGTTCTACAGTCACATCAACAATTCTATATTTTCCAATATAATTCACTGATTTTATCACATGATACTTGTTATCTTCACAGAGAATAGTCGTTTTGTCGGGAATAATGTCTTTGGCTTCTAACCATCCAACATTAGTAAAAAATCTATGTTCTTTACTAACTTTAATTTCCATTCCATTATCGAGAAATACTTTATATGTATCCAATATTCCTTTTTCAATGAATCCAATTATAGGAGCATAAACATCCCCAATGGTCTTAACCTTTACTGTTTTACCACGGCTAAGCAAATCTTTTACTTCTCCAACCGCTATTGTTTTTTTCATACGATATTTCGTTTTAATTTTTCGATATTTTTATTATCCATAATAATTAATTGTGCCTGTATTCGTTCCATAATATATGTCAAATCATATCGGGTTAGGTCTAGAGTTCTTTCGGTCAGAAAACCGCCCCATAACAATCCAAATTTATGACAATATTGTTCCGCCGCCTTCGCTTTGATTTGATTAATTCGCATATCTATCATATCATACGGTTTGATCTCATAAATAATTGGATTGTTGAATTCATCGGCCAATACAATATCCGGACAATATGTTCTCGCAACTCCATCCGAATTGATATATGGAATTCTATGTTTTGATATTTGAAATAATCGGTTTGTATCAATGAAATGACAAACAACCTTTAATTCTAACGAAGAACGGCAGAAATATTTCACACCTCCATGTAAAACCCAGCACTTAACACCTACTCCTGCCTGATTTCCAGGAGATTTGCCATACATTGGATTAAGGTTTCCTGTTTGAGGATTATCTTGCGGAAATCCATATTTTCTACATATTTTATATATTTTTCTGGCACCAAGATTAAATTCGACCTTCATCGAATCATATACTTTCTGCTTATATTTGAGCTTTTTCTTTAACACCCGAAACCTACTTACCATTTCATTTGTTATTGGTCTAGATTCTTTCCCTGTTAATGTCAGTGCCGATTTTCTTCCATTTATAACGGAGATCGACCGTATGTATCGTTTAGAATTTTCCCTGCGAACCGCTTCTAAATTTTTATATTTCAAAAATCGAAGCACCTGTTTCTGTGAAATTCCCTTCATAATGATAAAAACATCATTTAGAATTGCTCCGTTAATAATGGCATCCGAAATAATATTGCCGTATTTATCATCCAATGCTTGACATTCCATCACGTGTCGTTTTTCCGATTTTTCTTTTGCCCGAATTGTTCTATGAGTTCGATTATTGTGGCGAAGTTTATCATCTAACAAATATTCTTTAGCTATTCTCCAAATAGGTTTTTTCCCCAATCCACAATAAGATTGGCGGATTTCGAATTCATTCATCCCATTCGTGATTGAGTCAACGATATGACGGACAATCGGTGGATCTGATATTTTATTTGCCATATGGATAATATAACATAAATATCAGGTCGTGGCGTCAATCTTCAATAATTACTTCTATTTTTGTATCTTCTGTGACACACGATTCCAATCCCGACAATTCAATAAACTTACCCGCTGGCATTCCACCTTTTTTGCGATTGGAAATTGCCAAATCAAGAATGCTTGACCCCGTGGATAGCCAGTCGGTCACATTCGAGGGATCATCCTCTTCATCCAAAAAGAAAGAAACTTTTGTTCCGTCTTTCTGTGATTTATTGAGTTCTTTTTGAAGTAAAACTGCCAATTCATCGCGGTCAATATTGGCGTCGGATTCAATATGCTTACTGGAGGTCTTCTTTTTGTCGGTCATAAAATTTTTAAAGAATCAACTTGGGAATAATAACATAACAGTCATCATTCCCAAGTTATTTTAATTCATTTTCCAAGAATTAGGTCTTCTCGAAAAACTTCTCAAACTCATTGGCGAGGTCGGTGTTTGATGGAATCACCGTTGCCGATGTGGCTTGAGTTACAGGAGCCACAGAAGGCTGTGCCGACAGCGTGGCAGAGGTAGCAGGAACTGCTTCGTGAGTCGTAACAGCAGTGGAAGCGACACGAGTTTCGGCAACAATTTCAGCAGCCTCGGCATCGTCGGGGTTCAACCACTTTTCAACAGCGGTCTTAAGTTCGTCGTAGGACTTCAATGGGAAGATTGTAAGGATGTCTGTCTGTTCCTTCAACTTCTCCATGAGATCACGACGTTTGGGGTCAACGACTGGAGTAACATTTGGGTCGGCTAGAATAGTCGTCTCGGGGAAGGACTTACCATCCCTACCTTTCTTATTGCTTTCCTTGTGGAATTCGACTTCGATATCTCGACCTTCAGTCCACGAGGTAATATCACCATATTTGGTATTGGTCATCAACTTCAGAAGTTGTTTATAGACCTGTACTCCGAAACCCCAGAAACGGACGCCTTGGTCTTCTTCCCCACGAACAATGATTGGTGCGTAGGTACGAGTGACTGGTGCGAGTTTTGCGGCAATTTCCTTCTCTTCGTTGCTTCCGCTTGCACGGAGAGCATCAATGGTTTCCAGAATAGGATCTGGCTTTCCGAAGGTGCATGGGGCGAGATAATTGTTCCCGGCAAGCTTATAATAAAACTTCAACTCGATGAATGGATTCTCGGGGTTGAACTTATATGGAACAATACGGACGATTTGAGTTCCTTCTTTGGGTTTCCAAAGGAGTTTTGCGAATTCTGAGGCTTTTGCGCCATCTTCAAATTGCTTGAGGCGCTCTGCAAGCTTTTGGATGTTAACTGGCATAGTAATTTTCCTTTTTTTAATGATTTAATCAGTTAATCGTTAATCATCAATCAACATTGAGTTAACGTTTATAACTATCACAGTTTCGCATAAATCACCGATCTCAGCAACTTATTTTAACAAAAATCTTTGACTTTTTCTAAACCCGCATATTTTGTCAGGTAAGATTTTGCATTCTCAAGTAGAGTCGTATTATCACCGAAGTACCCTATTCCAAGGTTGCATTTAACACAAAGAAGCCCACGAAGATTACCCGTCAAATGGTCATGGTCAATACAGAGATTTCTTTTACAATCAGCACCCGACCTACCACAAATCTCACAACATCCGCCTCGCTCTTCCAACATTCGGGCATAGTCTTCTGGCGTCACGCCATAACGTTTTTTGAGAGTAGCCTTCTCATCTATCTCACGAGTCCGTTCAGGATTATCAACCCTCCACTTCTGAATCCACTCTCGGTACTTGTCTTTGTGAGATTCTCTCCATTTCCCACTCCACACCCGTCGCTTCTCCTTGGTATTCTTCCTGTACCGCTGAATATTTTCTTGGTGGGAAAATCTCCACTTACGATGGTATTCTAGTTTTTCAGGAGTAGTCATATTTTGATCTGTGTCAAAGCATTCACACATCGAACGATCTTATTGTTTTTTCCACATTTTTATCTATATGCTTCCTCACTATTTTAACTATCCATTTAGGTAGATTAAATGCGTTGGCGTCACAGTATTCCTTGATGGCATCAAAGTCCTCTTTGGGGAGATTGACTACTCGTTTTTCATTTCGTGGTTTCTTCATATGCCATATACATAGCATAGAAAGGAAATGAAAACGATTTATTCTAATAACTTTTATTCAGTCCAAAATTGCAGAGATTTTTAAGGGGATTATTCGGACAGAAACATCTCCCGAAATTACGAGAGAATCCGAGTATAACTTCCAGTTCAATATAAACGATTTATCCAAACATCCATGTTCTTCTTTAATGAGAGTGTTAAGAGCGTTTAAACTATATAAACAATTAAACTCTTTTTTCCGGTGTATTAAAATTGTATTGCTAAACTTCGGAGCATCCTTTCGCATATTCAGAACATTATACGTCAAATACATTTCCTTGGGGTTTTTGGAATTTACGAATGCAAAAATGCGATTGCTATAAACCTCATAAAATTTACGTATCTCTTCGGCAATAACTCGGAAATCATTGGCGTTGGAAAAGGTACACAATAACTGTCTAGTATCTTGGTCTATCATAAGTTTAAAACAAGTGACTGGTTAGGGCTTTACATAATGGGACAAAAAGTTGACAGCCTCTCGATATCCTAACTCGTCAGCTTTCTTAAACAATTCTTGTAGCTGACGACGAGTCTCTTCGTTCACTTTTCCCAATGGATTGGAAACATTCGAAAGAGTCATTCCATCAGTTGTAAAAATCTGTCTAGCAACTTCCTTTTCTGCCGCAACTCGCTGAGGAGTTCTTGGAGCAGACGGAACTGTTGGTGATGGTGGCATCGGCGGAGGTTCTGGTTGCTCTTCCCCACGGAGCGGTTCAACATCTAATTGCTTGTCACCTTGAAAAATCGTAGGCTCTTTCTCTCTGTCACCATCGTCATCATCCTTCTTATGGTCATTATCATCTTTATTATCATCATCAGGAGGAAGTTCTCCAGGCTCTGGCTTAGACCCAGGTGGAGCGTGCTTGGGTTCTTTTTTATCGGGACGATTAGCCTGTGGAACAGGATTCTGTTCAAAATGAGTGCCACGAGCAATTGCACGGGCTTTGTGTTGTGGAGTAGGAAAAGTACATAATATTCCATCTTTATTATATGCTTGCCGTTCAGGAAAACGACCTTCGACCATGCGATTGGTAACATTGACGGCTGCTTCCCGAACAATGCCTTTTTGCATGAAATACTCTCGAAGAGCATCCATATGGCCCTGATTATCAAGACGAAAGATGCCATCCGAAATACGATTGTCTAAACAAACTTCATTAAATACTCGGTCTAATATACGTGATGTCATAACTCACGTATAAATATACATATAAAAGATCAAGCAACCAATATATTTTGGAACATCATACTTAATGCTGCATTGGCATTTCCATCATATTATTAAATTCATTTCCGACGGAAATACTTATTGGATAATTTTTATAATCCATGATATTTTTTATATCGTCCATAATACAGACATCATCTTTATGAAAATCCAATAATACTGAATCATATTGATACAATATGATTTTTGTTTTTCTATCTCTTATCCTATCCATCATCAGTTTTATTATCCCCATATTCCGTTCAGTTTCATAAGATTGCAATATATAATTCATCAATTTGTTTGGGGTCATATCTTTTACCCACGACTTATATATTTTCCGTTTGAAAACGGGAGTTTCTACGAATCCACAAGCGTTAAACTTTCTCCACAATTCCTCTATTAAGTCTTGAACTTGTCCGAGAAACTTTATATGTAAATACTGCGGCTTAATCTTCCCATACAACATTTCAAAGGTTATTTTTTTCGATTGGTTTATATCATATTCATCTATCTGAACCAATGATTTATTGAAATATTGGGAAGCAAGAAAAGAATATGCATCATCAATTTGAAATTTATAATCTATAAGACTAGACAACAAGTGAGGATGATACGATTTATAATCAATCAATACCAATTTTCCATCTTTATATCTACTCTTAATAAATGATCGAGTCCCATCCTTCTTTTTTAATGCCGAATAATTTATCCCGCCGAAAGTATTGGATGGTCTTCCCGACAAATGATACGGATGATATTGTGTATATATCAGATTATTTTTATCTATATCTTCTTCGTGATGTTTACCAAAATTGCGTAAGAATAAATCTCGATCAACAAAAATCCCATGTTTCTCCAACTTCCCAAGAGTTCCTATAATAAGATCATTAAAACGAACGAATGCCAAATCGGGTTCGTATCCTTCGATAAGGTTGGTCAAGTCATCTGCAAGGTCTTCGAATGCTTCTTTATGCTTAAGTAAAGGAATGACCAAATTCAATCTGGCATTTCCATTTGCATTTTTACGAATAAGGTAATGAGCAGTGGTCTCGTATTCTGAAACTTCAAAAATTTCATTCTTTTGCATCCACGACAACAAATTGGCATCACAAACATTTGATGTGCTTATTAATTGATCAAACATCTTTTTATCCAGTGCCCACTTGCGATTAGGCATAGAACGTAGAATCTCACAAAATACGAGATCGTCAATCTTGGGACCAGAGTCGGGATGACTAAACGAATAATAATAAGTCTTTCCCGTCAAAGTATTGCGAATAAAAAGAATACATGGCCACGGATAAGCTGCGGGGTGACGGTCGGAAAACTCGGGGATTGCATGTACAATCCAATCGCCTTGATGGTTTTCCAGTTGAAACCGTGTAAGGTCTGCGGTAGTCTCTATCATCGACTAAGCATAATAACAGATACCCAGTTATAAGTCAAGGAGTTAGGTTTTAATTCCAAGACGAGCCTTAATGTTTTTTCGGAGAGGAATTATACCTGCCGTGATTTGAGTAATCCATTTACCCGATTCTATGGTTTCCTGAACATCTATAATACGAAAAACTATATTCCTTTCGGAATATGGCTCTGGAAGATTACGACACAAAAACATCATAAAGGTACGCAATCCGCCAATCCCTTGAATAGTGAATGTTGCCTGAATACCAGGCATAATACCCGTATATTTAGGATTATTCTCTTCGTCACTATCATCAAGTAAAAGTTGTTGAATATCTGTCGCTGGTATTGCAAGACGGCGAACATTCTTGTCCGTAGTTATCTGATATGAACCGTCACACGGGGCAATTTGCTGCAATTCACGCATCGTGTCTTCAAACCCACTTGTATCTGCTTTTGGCGTCGGGGCATTCCCAACATTCTCTCCCAAATGTAATCTATCTCGGAACTGGTAGTCAAGCAATTCGTTATTACCATTCGTAATGACCGTCTTATTATCGGGATTGTTCATGGGAGCATAAATCGTCCGAATAGCCTGTGCATTACTCAACGTAGGTTTAAATCCAATTCCGAGAAGCAAACTATCCGCATCAAAATAGTCAAATGACCATACTGTTCCACGGTTTGAAAACGACATAAACTTATAATCCACAATTTTCATTGGAGCTGGCTCATCTGGCGGCACCGTCACATCCCCGAGGCCACTGATAAGTCGTAAATCCCAGAATCCACCACATGCTCCATTTACTCCGTCAAGAACTTTCTCAACAAGTTTATAATAGGTGGTAATATCCGAACTATTATCAAGCAATCCTTTCAGAAATGACAAGCTAACATAAATATGACGAAGATACCCCGAATAATCAGCAGGATAATCATTGTTTCGAAGTGTCGGGTGAGGAACTTTGAATGGAAAAGCACAAGTTCCCGATGCAATCCCCTTTTCATATCGTATTGCGTTGATAATCTGGTCAATATCATCCCGATATGCTACTTTGAGTTGACCGCAAACATCCTGAAGTCGAAAATCCGGAAGTTTATTAGCATCCCGCGCCTCACCTACTGTAGCTGGAACACCAACTTGAGAATCCGCAGGTTGCAACTTTGCGAAAAAGTCTCCTGCGGTATAATTGTTAGCCTTGGTCTTACCCGGACCGTATATTCCAAAGTGATAATGCGGCGATTTACTGTTCGGAATAAAACAAATGGAACCATCACTTGAAATCATATTGGGATGTGCCCCAACAACAACATCATCAATATCCACCCGAAGCATTTCTTTGCCCTTAGTTCCCTTAAGCGGACACGCATGAAAATTAATGGCATCAATAACAAGTCCCAAGTTTAACCATAACTCTGCATTCTTAGTTTTGTAATCAAAATCTTCCGAAGTATTTGGCTTATTCTGGAATTTGTTCTGATTATCTTTTGGATCACGTCCATAAAATACACCGTAAAGATATTCATTATCATTACCCTTTGGCTTGTGCGTAGCACGAACATATTTGACGAAATCTTTTAACTGCGGTATGTCATCGGGAGGTGTCGTTATTACATTTCTAAATTGGTCAAGAGATTTATCAACAAATTGAATGAGACTATTGAATTGCTTATTGGTAGTGTCAGAGTCTTCATCTGTAGAAGACTTATCTGATGCAGCAGAATCTACAATTAATCCAGCATAAATACGGTCCTTCGATGTTATTTCTGTCTTACATCGAAATTTATTTCCATCTACCGTCCATTCGAAATTTGTAACAATACCAAAAATGACATCGTAATTCCCTTTTGATCTGAGAATGTGGTTTGTATAAAGAGGATATGGATTATTAAAATAACTTTCAAGTTGACCTACATTGGTCAAATCAACTAGCGATACAGGATTATAAAGATTCCATCCCCACTCCATAATACATGTAATTCCAGGAATAAGGAAATAAGGAGTCATATATTCGAGTTGTTTCCTGGAGAAACAAACCCATTCGACCGATGCGCGGCGATAGTGTTCCTTCTGGATTGTAACCTGAATACGTTCAATTTCGGGGGCGGGAACATGAATGGGATAATCTGCGTTCAAATCATTATCAATAGTATGCGGATCATGCCCCGCACTCGGAACATACCCAATAATAGAAGGGTTTCCAGATGCTTTATTAAATCCATAATCAGAATAAAACCCCTTACCACCATAAAATACAAACCCAGGCTTAACCCTATCAACTTTTGAACCATCTGCCTTAAACTGACGACCCATGCTATTAGAACAAAGGCGTACCCACGGAGACATCGGTCCCCTATATTTGTCCCAATTCGCAAGATCAGTATTTTCAACATACCGAAAACTGCGATTCTTCTTGCGACGAGATAATTCGGAAATTAAAGCGGCGGGGATAAGACAAGATTCCCAGGGGACCACGACCGCTGGGTCTCCGCCACTAGGATTTGCCTCGCTCATTGCGTTTGCCATATGACCTCCGTATTAGTAATTACATCGATGAGTTTATTATACTTTTCGTCATATCTCCAAAACGCCCGAGGATTAAGAAATTCTATCAAACGTTTTTCTCTCTTCTTATCTGTTTGAACCATAGACAAGGAATGATGTTTCGGTTCATCATACTCAAATATTATATTTTTTTCTTTATCATATCCATCAAGCGAATATCCAATAAATTGAACCTCGCCACCATTCATTCCGTGTTGTAACTTTGTTCCGAATCTTAAATTAAATTGATCTATGAAATTGCAAGCGATAGGACTGAATGTTCGTTGAGTACTTTGAAAATATATCTGTTTCAGCTTATTTTCCCGACATTTTTGTTTGAAAGATTCACCATAACTTTCGGTTGTTCGTTTTTCTTTTAAAACACAACTCATTCTATCTTTATATTCTGGCAATTGAAAAAAGGATTTATCAGCATATTTAGCGCCTTCTATTCCTCCACACTTTCGGCATCTTGTATTTTTTCTGATACAATATAAATAACTTTTTACTGATTTATAAACCTGTTCTCCGCCACATTTGGGGCAATTCTTTTTCCACAATTTTTCTTTATCGGGGTTCATTATAATTATATTTTATCATTCAACAACAAAAAAGTCAAGTTATTGTGAATTCAGTTGATTATAATTAATAAGAATACTACCCACATCAATAGGAATACGTAGTGTTAGCCCAGGTGGAATGCTCAGACGACCTTTTCCCAAATTATTGGCCAAAGCAATAATCCAGAAAAGAGATGGGTCTTGGTAGTATTTGAGGGCTAAGGAATCAAGATAATCTTCGGAGTTTGATACTACTTGAATATCACTATCCTGTGGAACAATAAGAGGATAAGTAACCGTCTTATAGACTCGTTTTCCGTCCCATCGGGTTTTCACTGGTATGTCTTCGTATCGAATCATATTATGATATTACATTTACCACATAATTCTTATGCCAATCATTCGGATCTTTTCCATTAGGAACAGTATCAGTATTCCACTCCATAAATTCTTCGGTCCTTGGAGCATGACCAAAGTTTGCACCGCCAACAACAGCACGTTCTTTCTCAAGAAGTATCGTCGTGAACCCGAGTTCAATCTCTCGGGGAACTTGACCAAACTTGGCCTTCGGGGCTGAAATTAGATTTGCCATATATCCCCAATTTCCCGCACCAACATTCTCTTCGTTGTAGGTTTCCCACGCTGCATCATCAGGCACAGTCAACGTAACGGATTGAATAAGTATCGGTTGATCTTTATAAAGATCGCCTAATGTAAGCATAAACATTGGAGGCACCATGAATCTATCATATGCATTATTGCCACTTGCTACATAACCCGCTGCCTTTGTATAATTAGATGGCTTATAGGAGGTCATGATATAATTAATACGTTGCCATGTTGGTGCAAGTTCGGCAATGCTGCTAATGACAATTTTCAAATTAAAACTAAGATTTCTAGTAAATCCGCCGTATGAATATACTTTATCTGCACGGCCAATAAATGGCATTTCTTCCCATGAAGCATTTCCTGCCTCCGAGATTCCTGTGACGGCTGCTCGGAATGGTATATATTTCGTATTAACTACATCATAGAAATACAATGCGATCAAATCATCTTGGTATGGTTCCCACACTGGCCATCGTCCCGCCAATGGCGAATTCATCGTACTTCTCGGTTCTGGTAAAACATCCAAAGTATTAATGGCGTCAAATTGCCCCGCCGTTGGAAATTTGTGAGAACGCTGAACATTATTGACGAGTTCGTTGCTTACCATCATAATACCCTTATAACGATATGCAGCCAATGACCCAAGGGCAATATTATTTGGACCTTGACCTTTGTTTTTCGTCTTAAACAATCGGTCATAGTTATATTGAACCGAGTCTTGTTGTAATAGAACCGAACCTTGATCGGGGTCAATTAAATACGTCTTTTCGCTTGCCGCTTTGATTTTGTCTAGCACTGCGGTCAACTTAGTCTTAGTATCATCGGCTCTCTGTGCCTCGGGGTCTTTGGTAGGATAGTTATTCCCTTTTTGCACATACTGTCCATATTGAATCATCACATCAGATGCTCCAAAATCAGCATTCTTCTTTGCACCCATCGAATCACCATACTTATATCCCGGCGAATTAGTATCTGTACTTTCGTCAACCGAATATCCTATATTACCTACTGTTGGAATTGATGGCTGAGACCCAAGTTGAGTTGCCTTAATTGGATTTGGCGTTCCGTCAAAATTTATAAAAATACGAGCCGCCTCGGGAGAATAATTACCATCTGGACGGATAATACTTCCACCTCCAATGAACAACTGATGAAACCCAAATACTCCACCACGACGATCATTATATTTAAAGTAGGCTGTCCCCGATCCAATCATCAATCCATATGCTGTCTCATCACTTCGATATTGAATTCCATCCTGCGTCTGTGGAATGAAGTTTTGGAATAAGCCAGTAAGAAGACCTTTAAGTGAGAATCCCTTTTTGGCTCCACCACCGCCATTCCATGCAATTTCCAAGTGACTCTTTGCTCTGAGAGCATCACCCGCACGAAGAAGTCCCTTAGTGCCAATAGTTGATGTTGCCGTTGGAAGAGCCTCGGTATTGTTTACCAAAGTAGTGCCCGCCACGGGGTTTGTCTTCGGAGCACCAAAAATAGCACCGCCCAATCCACCAAGCAATGTAGAGGCAATACCTGCCAGACCCGCCGACGTGTCGAATGCCCTATCTGGCCTTGCGGTTCCAAGTGTCAAAGTCAATCCAGCAGCAACAATCGGGGAGGTAGGATTATAGATGCGTCGTTCGTTGTATGGCGATGCCGTTTGAAGGCGGAACTGTGTAGCAAGGAAAGTAACTCCACGCCCAGAGACAAGGAACTTGGTAGTTCGTTGTACGTCAATAATACCAGAGCCGGGAGCAAGTATGTGCGAGTCATACTTCTTCAACGAGTTTGGAAAATTCTTAGCTTGGTCGGGATAGATGTAGTAATACGGCTCGTCTCCCCAATCAATGAGACCCTGATGATAGTTGGAATATGGCGAGAAGCGATGGTACAGGGACTTGTCATTGCCCTTAGACTGCAAAATCAGGGCTAGCTTACCTACGGCTGGTCCCGTGGGGTATCCCGCTGGACGTTTGATAAACGCCCACGTTGGTTCGAATTGCGCTTGTGCCATACACTATAAATATTGAAATAAAATATTCTCTATACTTTATTACTTCCCCATCCACCATGAAACTCAATCCCCCGTGCCATATAGGTCGAAACTCTATTTCCATCCATATTAATGGTTGTATCCTTCCCAGCTATTTTTTCAAGTAAAGCAATAATTCTATTATTCGACTCAATCGTTGGGTCGGGGGATTCTTGAGTTTTTTGCAGAATTTTATTTTCTGGAAGCTGCTCCGATACAATAGGCTTAGTTTTTACCCCAGTGCTTTGTAGCCCACGTTCTTGGTAATCCTTCGCAAGTGCATTGTATCGAGCAGTGGAAGTTATATCTGCTTCTTTCTTCATCTTATCAAGAGCAGCTTTAACATCGGGTGTACTAGTATCCTGCTTCGTTTTTTCTGGTGTAAGAACTGGTACTTTTTCTACTTTAGGTGTTTTACTTCCGAACATTCTACCAATAAGTGGTATCTTTTCGAGTAATCCAAATGCTTTTTTAAATGGAGCAGTAATCCCATCAATAATTTTACTGCCAATGTTTTTTATACCATTAACGATAGATGCAAGGAAATGATCAAAACCCTTTATCCATCCTTTGACCACCGACTTAAATCTATTCCCAATCCCTGTAAACCATCCGCTTGCCCCCGAGAAAAATCCTCTTACTATATTCCCCGCGCTGGAAAATACCCCCCTAATAGTCGTCCCTATTAACTTGATGCCTCGAATTGCAAGCCCAATCGGAGTAAATTTGAATAAGAACTTGGCTCCTTCCCATATAGAAGAAATTGTCTTTTTCATAAGCCCATAAATCGTTTTAATGCCTTTAATTACAAGACCAATTGGAAACATCCATTTGAACCATGCCTTGACTCCTTCCCATACAAGAGAAATAATCTTTGTCCCAACCCACCAAATCAATTTGAATCCTTGAATCGCAAGCCCAATCGGATTAAGCCATTTGAAATAGAATTTGAGGCATTCCAACGCAAAAGAAATAATCTTCTTCTGAACTCCCCAAATTTTTCCAAACAAGTTACCAATGGCTGCAAATGTCTCGGGGAATAATTTCTTTAAGAATTTGAATCCTTGAATTACAAGGCCAATTGGAAACATCCATTTGAACCATGCCTTGACTCCTTCCCATAACACAGAAACAATTTTCTTCCCAACCCACCAAATCAATTTGAATCCTTGAATTGCAAGCCCAATCGGATTAAGCCATTTAAGCCAGAACTTGGCTCCTTCCCATATAGAAGAAACTGTCTTTTCCATAAACCCCCAAATCATTTTAATGCCTTTAATTGCAAGACCAATTGGAAACATCCATTTGAACCATGCCTTGACTCCTTCCCATACAAGAGAAATAATCTTTGTCCCAACCCACCAAATCAATTTAAGTACTTGAAATACAAGTCCAATCGGATTAAGCCACTTGAAATAGAATTTGAGGCATTCCAACGCAAAAGAAATAATCTTCTTCTGAACTCCCCAAATTTTTCCAAACAAGTTACCAATGGCTGCAAATGTCTCGGGAAACAGTTTCTTTAAGAATTTGAATCCTAGAATTATAATATTGATAGGATTGGACCATTTAACTAGGAAATTAACTCCTTCCCGCAGGACAGAAACAATTTTCTTACCAATCCCCCAAATCATTTTGAATCCTTGAATTACAAGGCCAATTGGAACAACAATTCCACGAATAATTGATGAGCCAATAGAGGTAATACCATTGACAATAAACGAGAGGAAACGGTCAAAATTTCCTATCCATCCTTTAACTATTGACTTGAATTTATTCTTAAGACCCGAAAAGAATCCATCCACTATATCCCGCGCCTTAGAAAATACTGCCCGAATAGTCGTCCAAATTAATTTGAATGCCTGAATTGCACGACTAATAGGATTAAACCATTTGAATAAGAATTTGTATCCTTCCCATAACACAGAAACAATTTTCTTCCCAACACTCCACATCAGTTTGAATCCTTGAATTGCAAGTCCAATTGGATTAAACCATTTGAATAAAAACTTATATCCTTCCCATATAGAAGAAACTGTCTTTTTCAAAACCCCCCATATTTTTCCAAACAAATTACTAAGCGCACCAAACGTCTCGGGGAATAGTTTCTTTAAGAATTTGAATCCCATAATTATAAGCCCAAATGGAATAAGCGATTTGAATAAGAATTTAATCACCGCGAATGCGTGCTTCCACGGCATAATAATAGCATTAAAAAGCATTCCTCCAATGCTTTTAATACCATTCACAATACCCATACCCAAGTATGATGGTGACTTACCACCAAAGAAACTCCATATCCACTTGAATGCATCGACAAATGGCCCAAGCAAAACATCATATAATGCTCCGACGATAGCTTTTAATCCAAACCATAATCCGTGGAAAAATCCTTTGTTAAATGCGTCTCCTATACCCTTCAAACGAACAATTAAATAGTAAACGAATTGGAATGCCATGATAACTTCACCGATACCATCTATAAGCCCAGCAAATTTACCTACATATAGGGCAATTTTACCTACAATTAGGCCAAATCTAGCAGCCCCCACAGCCAATTTTGCAAGTGAACCAATCCATTTTCCAATAGTTGTAAAAAATCTTCCGACTGGAGCTAGAAATCGTCCAATAGACGCAAACGCTTTACCAATCATACCTACCTCCGAAAATGCAAATCTGATTCTATCAGCCCATCCTGCAAGAAACCATGTGATTTTTCCAACATAGTACAATATTCGTTGGAATATACCCGTCATTTCCAGTCCAAGACTTCTCGCAATTAGAAAAGTACGAATTGCTCTGTGAAGAAATGCAAATGGATTAAGTTTACTAATTGCAACCCATATTTGTGTTAGCCGTTCAGACAAACTTCTAAGCGCATTGAATATACGAGGAAACCGTGCAAATCTATCGATGAAACTAGCGACATGCCTTGGAAATACAGCAAACCACGCAACTATACTAGCAACCTTTGCCGCCAACGCCCCCGCATATTTGGTCGCCAGTTTAAATGCTACTACCCACCCAAATATACCACGAGCAATGTCCATAGCAGGAATAACCAGCGCAAGCATATTATCAATAATCGGAAGCAACCACGACTGTGCGCGTGCAAGAATTTGATTCCATTTAGCCGATATAGCTGCCAATCGAGTCTGGTTATTTAACGTGCGTAAAATGGCACTGCTATCCTTAGCTCTGGCCTTTGCCGCTGCCTCATTTTCCTTACGCATTTTCTCGTAAAGCTTAAGTTGTAATTTTTGCTCTGGTGTGCCAGAACGTCTGATTTTCTCCATCTGTGTGCTGGTCTGGACCATACTAAGTAACTGGTCCTCAGAAAATCCAGTCATTTGGGCAAATGCCTTCATCTGAAAGTAATCCATTTTTGTAGCAAACCCATGCTTCTGCGCTAATCTCACGGTTTCTTTTGCAACACCTTCCAAATCCCTGGCATATGTCAGTTCACGAATTCGTTGCATATTAATAGATGTGCCCAATAAAACCGACGCATCCATTTCATCATTAACACTTTGATTAAAATCAAGAACATGAGAACCAGCCGATGCTACCGCCTCCATAGAAGTCCCCATGCGACGCAATTCAACCGCCGTGCGTATAGCGACACTAGGAAGACGAGACATCATCAATAGTGTCTTACTTGACCTAGAAGCCACATCTTTCATTACGTCGTCAAGCTGAACCCCAGCCGCATTCGACATGTTTTTAGCAACATACATCGTTGATATCTGAGATTCCATAGAACTTTTAGAAACCGCAGCCATGTTGCGAAGAAACATCACGCTCGTGTCTTCAGAAATATTAAGTTGTGCTGACATGAGAGATATATCCTCGACCAATGCCTTTGTAACATTATGAATACCACCAACTATTTTTCCTATAGCTTGATAAGATTTGTAAACACCATCTATACTTACACCCATATCCATATAATCAATGGCAATTTGCTGGGCATCCTTTCGAATAGTAGCCGACTCATTGCGAGTCATGCCCATTGCTTTACGTAAATTCCATGCCGCCGTATCCATTTTATTGAAAAGTTCGTAAGCTCCCTTAATCATCATTAAAGTAGCTGCAATTATTCCAGCGGCTGCTTTTCCCTTTCCCAAGCTCATGAGTGTCTTGGCAGTCTTACTCACGTATTCATATTCTTTGACTTGAATTCCAAACATCTCCTTTGCTTGCTCGGCAGCAAAATTGAAATACCTTCGACTATGATCAAATTGGCGTTTCGCCATGTCAATTTCAAGCGCATTCTCTTCACGAGACAGGCTCAGTGCCATTTTAAGACTATCAATCTTCTGTTTAGCAGCATTAACCAGACCTTCTACATATTTTCTTTGTGCTTCGCTTGTGGCTTTGATACCTCTTATCGTCATTCGTTCATGTTGAGCCATCTTTTTCCGAATCGCGTCTATCATTATCTGCTCATTCCTATGATGTTTGGCGATTCTTTGCTGAACATCGAGAGTAAATTTCCAGCTTTCTTCCTTCAGTTTCCTTTCCTCTTGTAACATGTCGTTATGTATCTTCTGTATATTTACGAAGTCTCGATATGTCTCAACATTATCTTCGGTTGGAAATGGAAGTGTATCAGCCATAAATTATGCGGTATTCATTTATAAATAGGGAGGAGCATCTGTTTTATGCGGTTGACAACGCTATAAACCATGTTACAATATTGGCATGAACGAAACAAATGAAGGTGGATGGCTTTTCCGATTGATTATAGGCATAGGAATAATAGGATTGCTCGCAATTTTCGTAGGATGTATGGTAGCTCCATGTTTAGGACCGTGGATCAAAAGACAACTGGCAATAGAATACGCTCTATATTCCGACTGGGAACGCCGTGTAGCGGCTGATATGCCACCAATTTATGCATTTCTATGGTTCGTCGCCATAGTAGCATGGACTATTGTTTTCTGGTGTAACCTCTAATGCCGATTAACTCCCGGTCCTTTAACCGTCTTGGACTGAGACGTTGCCTCTTTTGCATTTGAGGATGCTTTCTCCAATTCACGATTCTCTCTTTCCCTGGTGTTAACAAGCTTGCGAAGATAAAATGACCTGTATTGCACAGGCATTTCATACACCGCAAAATACTCGATTTTCCCAAAATGGGTCAAATCAAATATGATTTCATGGAGTTGAACCTTATACTCCTGAGTTAGGCCAAAAAAAGGATACTCCCATCGGAATCTCCTCCTTGCGCTCCAAATTACAATTATTACATTGGAAGGCAAAAGTAATATCAATATCAGGCATAGTCTCTCGTAAATGAGTTCGAAGAGCTAAACTATCCTTGGAGACAAGTTCTTCATTAACATACCGACGAATGACTGAACGCTCAGCATTACCATCCAGAGCCGTTATAATATGCCCCAAACGAGTTGTAACCTCACGCCGAAGCTCTTTGGATACCTTTTCCATACCCTTTAACTCTTGGTCAATTAAATTTTCATCTTTCTTGGTCAAAAGCTTGAATGTAACAGTCTTTCCAGAATATGGAAGCTTGAAAGTGAAAACATTTTCTCCCCTCGGATATTTTTCAAAATCAAATGGACGATTATCCATCTTGCCAAGATCAATTGTAATGGAGTTTTCCTTGCCACATCGCCCGCACGTCATCGTAGCCTCATACTGGTCACCATATGCCAAACGACGAATAGCAAAGAATGCAGCATTCCTATCACAAACAAGCATATCATCAAGATTTATAGCTTTGTTAATCGTGACAGATTCAAGAAGCTTGTCCAAAACAATGTTCTTCTGAATAAGATTTGGCGAAGTAAGTATGTCTTCCTCTTTTGCCGTCATCATCTTGAGATCAAGTGTGCCAGTTGAAAGCGGATTGTCTACGGGATAAAACCAACCTTTTGAAGGAAGGTTTATCTGTTCGTGAGGAAATGTGCTTTCCATTTTTTGTGGAACAGGTTGAGAAATATTCGGGCGTGTAATCGGAATTATTTGGTCCATATTTGTAATCTATTTGTTGGTTTATCTGATAATATATAGAGCCAACTTATAAAAATTCAAATTATTTTATGCTCGAAGTTTACGAATGTTTTCCGCCACGCTACCACGGGAAGCTACTTTCTGCTGTAACCCCTTGACATTTTGATCGTCATTGTTTCGCTCAAAACATTTCCATTGATCATACTGAGATTTAAATGAATCGGCCTTCTCTTTATTGGTGATTTTCTGTTGCTTAGCCTTATCAAGATCCGATTTATTCTTGAGCATTTGATCATGCGCCTGCTTAGATTTCTCCGCAGGGGTCTGAGTATCGTCGGGATTAGCGCCATCGTCCGCATTCCCATCGTCGGCACTGTCTTCACTACTTGATGACATGGATGAATACTCCTTCAACACCGATTTAGTAATAAGTCGAAGAAGTTCATCAAGTTGTCGACGAGTGATTTTCATTAGGAATTTAGAATCTGATTAACCATCTTTTTAATCAACTTTTTTGCACCTTCACCAATATTAACAGGATTAGCAGGATCATCTATATCGGTGGGGTCATCAATACCATAACGAGGTGATGGAAGATTTCTACGCTTCATATGGGTTTCATAATCCTGATCAGTCATCGCAGTATAATTAAGATTTGGCGATGGAGTCGATACGGGTGTTCCCATAATATCTCCAGGTTGAACCGAATCATCCTTGGCAATTTGAAGACTTTTATCTGCCATTAAGAAAATTTCTTCGGACTCTGGGTCCATTTTGCCGAAATAAAAATAAATTGGAAGTTTTGGATTGCGTGCGGCTTCTCTACCCATACGTTTTGCACCGAGAGAAACTTTCGCCCGAGAACCAGCCATTGAAACTGCAACTTGATGAAGAACTCTCTCAACGGAAGATTCATCGTGCCCAGTCCATTTGACAGAAGTAAGTTTTGATTTATCTTTTGGATTAATAACCGATGCACCTTTAGGAATACGTGGTGGCGTATTTATAAGTGAAGGAGTAGCGGCTGCATCAGGCGTCGGCGGTGTCGGCGGTGTCGCTGCTGCCTCTGGACCCTTCTCAGGAGATGATGGGTCTTGTGATGGGTCTTTGGACTTATCATCGGGCTTATTCTCAGGCTTATCTTCCTCTTCGTTAATCTTCGTAACATTCTTTTTGCCTTTTTTGAATGGATTAACAGTAACCTTCTGCTTAACAGGCTCTTTATCATCGCCATCACCAATACCAGATGACTTAAGCTTGCTTACATCAGCGTCTTCGTTAATCTGATCAAGAACTTCCCGCACACATCGCTGAACGAGACACTCCAAAAGTTCGGTTCGAATCTTCATATAGTTATAAATATCGGTCAAAATTGAGAAATTGAGTCTATTTTGAAAATATCCATTCATATTTCAAATTTCCACAGTCCCATATTCTATCCCATCCATTCAATTGCATATTTTCCCATTCTGTCAAGGCGGGGACAAATATAGGAACCTTTTTGGATAATATACTCTTCCGAAATCCAAACTTATGATACCGAACAGCATATCCAGGCTTAAAATACCAGAATGAAGGAATAATGATTTGCTTATTTGTGAACCCCATTTTTTCATACAAACTGCCCATGCTCCATCTGCGGTCGGCAAATGAAATTATTTTCTTCGGGTGGTAATTTCGTATAAAATATGATAACATTTTCGAAGCGCCACCAACGACTAACCCCGCCGAAGCATATCTCAGTAACTCATATTCGTCGGTATCAATTGCTGAGTGACCCATAATAATTCTTGGACTTCCGAAGGTCATTACCGATATCAATTCGTTATTATAAAATAATCCGACATTTACTTTAGATGGGCATCTTCCTTGTATATGATATTTTTCCAAAAAAATTGTAGAATGCTTTCCTGTTATCTCTTCAATTTTACACTTCCTAGCATACAACTTATTAACTGACTTACAGAATAAATGATGTAGTTTATTTTTAACTATCTCTTTCTTATTGTTCCATTCATCTTCAAATATAGTAATAAGTTGAATTCCGTTCATATGGCATCTTTCCATTTTGTTAAGATGATATAATTTATTCTTTCCTCCTCCCATCTCCGAATGCCAAAACAATCCATCATATTCTATGGCAATTTTAAAGGATGGAACATATATGTCCAATTCCAAGTTTTTTAATAAACTTCGGTCGCGGGAAATAACATTTTCCATAGGAATTAAATGTTGTATGTAATCCAGAATTTCTTTCTCGGCATAGGAATATCCTGCTATATTTGGAAAACACACCAAACATCGGGGATGACCATTTCCGTCAAAATGGTCGTCAAATATATTCCCACATTTCTGACATCTAACCTTATATCGATGCTGATAAGATAAATCTATAAATTCATCCTCAGAAAACAATAAGTCTACCTTTGAAAGTCCACGCTGTAAATCGTATAAGAATTTATATCTTGTTTTTCGAACGGTCTCGCTTGCCTTTTTTCTTACATCCTCAATTTGAGAAGGATATTCAACCCCGAATTTTTGTTTGTATTGTGCTCTGACTTTTTGCATTATTTCGTCAGACTGAAACGGATTATTCACACCATATTTTAGATAATATGCTTTTATTTTTCTGTCTTTAATTACAGAAGATTGCGATATATTATCAACCCCGTACTTCTTTTGGCATGTTTCTTTAATATGATTTTTAACTTCATTCGCTTGCCATGACCAATCAACACCATAATGCTTTTGATTGGATTGTTTGATTCGATTTATGATTTCGGGAAATTTACTTGAATTGTCCACCCCATATTTAATCAAACATGTTTGCTTTGCTTTTTCGGAATTAACATAAGTTGCATCACCATATCGTTCCAATTTAGTTTTTCGTATTTTCTTAAGCCTTTCGGGTTCATTCGATGTAACCTTGCAACTACATCTGTTCGAACAATATAATTGATCTCTTAATTTTAATGATTTGAAAACATTACCGCATTGTTTGCAAGACTTTTCTTCCCAAAAATCCCAATTTATAGGTTTTGTGACGGATCTCGACGGAGCACTGGAAACATTGGCACATTTTGCCGAACAAAATTTCGCAAACCCCACTACGAAAGAACGAAATCCAACAGTCTTGTTGCATAATTCACATTTTCCAATGGATAAATTGTCTTTATACAAAAACCGATAAAGTTTTTCGGAAAAAGATTTGCCCGTATATTCAACCTTTATCTGCTCATAGAAATCTTTGTATTTAGCCTTTATAATCTGAACAAACGAATCTTTGTTGCTCCCAATCAGTTTTAAAATTTCTTCGGTAATCATAGTATCCCTACCAGTCACATCTTCACCCATAAGTATGAACCAATCCAAAGAAAATGTCAAATGATTTCTCCGAAGAAAAACGAAACCGATATAATAAAAAATCTCCCCGTATAGAGGAGATTTTTTGAATCTTGTTTTTTGAATATATAATTACACAATCAAAATCAGTGTAAGTTCCTAATAATCAACAGCATACTAAAATTGAAGTATCGCATAATCAAAACTCAGACCGAGGGTTACTATTACGGGTTCGCCAGCATCAGTCCATGTCAAGCTACCACCGTCATAGGAAGTTGGAAAGGCACCTTTCAGTGTCCATTCTTCTACTTTATCGCCTACGGGTCCGAGAACATCGATGGTGCATTCTTTTTTATAAAAGTCTTGGTAGCCGTCTCGTCCAGTTACAGATTCGTGTGAGAGACGGAACCACTCAAATACGGTTTGTGTAGCTGAGGGTACAACTGGATCATAAAGTTCCAACGTCATTGCTTCCCACACTGATTTACCTTTGTAGAACCATTGGAGGTTGATATAATCAATTGTCTTGCGTTCTTGGGTCCATTTTGGTCTATCGGTTTTACGAATTAGGTAAGTTGGTACTCCATCTACATAAAACAAGAACCGATTCATCGTTTTTGGTTCCCACATTACATAGAACATCTCGTTATTAGTTAATAGATCGGCCATTTTTTACACTTTCTTTTTCAGCGACTACTGCCACTGGTTCTTTGTTTTTGCTGTGGAATATATCCACATAAATATAAATAACTCCCCGAGCAGTAATAATTTGACATTCTTGAAATTATATGCTATATTTAATCTTGTTACAATATAAGAACCAAAAACATTCATGAGCAGACCAAAATTAAATCCAAATACAGTAAAGAAGACATGTCCTGTATGCAAAAAGGAGTTTGAAATTCCATTTCATTTACGCAACAGAAGAACGTATTGTTCTAAAACGTGTTCCCACCATTCTCCCGAGGTCATAGCGAAGATGATTGCGTCTCAGACCGAGACATTTACGGAAAAATACGGAATGCATCCAATGAAGACGGAACAAACGAAAGAAAATCTTCGGAATTCGGTCATGGCAAAATATGGTGTGGATTGGATATCAAAATCGGATGGATGGCGAGAGAAAGTAGAACAAACCAATGTAACGTTGCATGGAATTCCAAACTACAATAATATTGACCAAATAAAAAAGACCTGTTTAGAGCGTTATGGGGTATCAAACTATAGGATGACAGATGAGTACAAAGAAAAATACAAAAACACTTGTTTGTCAAAATATGGGGTTCCTCATGCTTCAATGGGAAAGCAATTTAAGACGGAACATAATAAAAGCACATTTGAGAAATTCTTATCTCACCCTCAGTTTGTCAATTTCAATCCTGTTTTTACATTGGATGATTTTAAAGGAGTAGCCTTACAAAAATACGAATTTCAATGCAAACGGTGTGGAACAATAAAGTCATATTCCATAGACGATGGAAAATTTCCTATATGTCCGTCATGTGATAATAATAACTGCTCTACTTTTCAGAATGAAATCTATGAATTCATAAAGTCAATAACAGGAAACACCATTGACATTCAGTTAAATGACCGAACCATTGTAAAGCCAAAAGAACTAGACATAGTTATTCCTTCATTAAATCTAGCATTTGAATGTGACAGTATTCTGTGGCATAGCGAAATATTTGGTCGCAAAAATAAAGTATATCATCTACAAAAAACAACTACATGCACTGCAAATGGTTATCAACTATTACATATTTTCGATGACGAATGGAGAACTACACCAGAAATTGTCAAATCAATCATAACATCCACACTTCATAGTCCCGCCACTTCATTATACGGTAGAAAATGTGTGGTTCGAGAAATACCATCTCGGCAATGTGTTGATTTTCTAAATGAGAACCATTTACAAGGAACCGACCATTCCTCTATTAAACTGGGGTTATTTGACGACAAAAACGAGTTGGTGGCAGCAATGACATTTTTAAAATCAAGGTTTGATACCAAAATACAGTATGAAATGGGAAGATTTTGCAACAAAATAGGAATACACATTGCAGGGGGGGCATCGAAACTATTTTCATACTTTCTGAAAAACTATCATCCAACCTCAATAGTATCTTACAGTGACCGAAGATATTTTGAGGGGCGAGTATATATCAATCTTGGGTTCAATTTTGTCGGGCACACTCCTCCAAACTATTTTTACATAATAGACAATTATCAAACTATTCAAAACCGACTGTCTTGGCAAAAGTATAAATTGAAAGATAAGCTCCAACTATTCGACCCCGCCCTTTCCGAATGGGAAAATATGAAGCAAAATGGATATGATAGAATTTGGGATTGTGGATGTGGCAAATGGATATGGACAATTCATTGACACTTATTACGTCAACCTTCTTGTGGCAAGGAATCCCTTTCCTTTAGGTAAGGGAGGAATTGCCAGCATAAAATAAATAAAAATAATTGACATTTTCATCTTGGTGCGGCAAGGAAACCCACCTGCTTTAGCGGGTGGGAGGAATTGCTGCAATTCCTTCGGTTGAAAAAATATATTGACTTTTTGTGATTTCTCATCATAGTTATACATAGATTGTGAAAACCTATAACGTCAAACTATTATTTGAGAATGAAGAAGATAAACAACTTCTTCTCAAATCTCTTGAATTGAAGAAAGACGCCTTCAATGCTATTTCCACAATCCGATTTAAGATGAGAAAGTGTGGAGGATTGAAACCACTTCACCAACGATGCTACAAGAAGATTAAGAAACTCCTTCCTACCATTCCTTCTCAATACATAATCAAAGCAGAGCAGGATGTTGTTGCGAAGTATGAAGCCATACGAAGAAATAGACACGACATTGAGGAAGCACCACAAACTGATAGGTTGAATATTCAACTTGACAAACGAATTTACAAGTGGGCCGACCAAACCACAATCAAACTCACCACTTTTGATAAGAGGATTGTTTGTAAGTTTAACCTCTATCCTAAACTTGAAGAAATGTATGCTAAATACAAACTCCAAGCCCCATCGCTATTTGTAAATGAGAAACAAGATGTAATGCTTTCCATCGTCTTTAATGATGAAGTTAAATACGAAGACAACAAGAAGTGTCTTGGAGTGGATTTGGGTATAAATCGTTTGGCATCCACGAGTGATGGAAAGATATACAAAGGAAACGACTTCGTAACTTACAAAAGGAAAATCCGTTGGAATAAACGGAAACTCCAAGCCAAACAAAACCATTCTCACTCCGCAAGGAAGAAACTAAAAATGATGAGAAGGAAGGAAACCAACTTCTCGAAAAACTATATCCATCATCTTGTGAATGAGATATTGGTGACTCCTGCCAATACGATTGTGATTGAAGATTTGAGTAAGATTAAGAGACAAAACAAAGGAAGAAGTTTTAATGATAGACAAGCACAAATACCTTATTATTTGTTGAAAACTATTCTAACCTACAAGGCGGCATCACTTGGAAAAAAAGTGGTGTCAGTTAAACCATATAACACTTCCAAGGAAGACCATCGTGGTCTTGATAATGGGAAGCGTAAAGGTTGTAGGTATTACGGAGTAGATGGAGTTGTGTTAGATAGCGACCTGAATGCTGCTAATAATATAACCTTTAGACATAATAAGAAACACTCCATCTCGTGCTCCGCACTTGATGGACAAGCCACCGTCAACAGGCTAAATGTCGGACTTAAACTCTGGCAAACCCATCTCCTTTAGGGGATGGGTAGTTGATTTATAATATCAATTCATCGGTTATTACAGTTGTTCGTTTTAATAATCTAATTGATATCTTATCTTTATTATAATAACTCAGTACATCCATCCATCCATTATATGCATTTTTAGCTTTTTCAAAATCGACATTCCTAATCTTATCATTCCAACTATATCCTTCAAACTGCTGTTGAATTATATACTCCGCAGTTGTTGTACTGTCTAAAATATTGGATGTATCCTCATTTAACAATTCTTTTAATTTAATCATACGATATACTTCTTTGCCGCATATACGTTATCCATCTAGATTTCCAGCCCCAAATCCTTCTGTCATTGGAACCTGTGTAGGATATTTTCTATTATATTGTTCCATTCGTTCTGGTGGTATCGTATTGGTAACATTTGGTGAATATATTAATAAGTTATTAACAGTATTATCACTAAGATTACTACCTTTAAGATTAATAATAGTTTTAGCCATCTCATCTTTATTTGATGAATAATATAATAAATTATGAACATTACTATCACTCAAATTATTGCCCCTAAGACTAATAATAGTTTTAGCCATCTCATCCTTATTTAGTGAATATTCTAATAAGTTATTAATATTATAATCATTCAAATCATTGCCTTTAAGATTAATAATAGTTTTAGCCATCTCATCTTTATTTAATGAATAATATAATAAAGTATGAACGTTACTATCACTCAAATTATTGCCCCTAAGACTAATAATAGTTTTAGCCATTTCAACTTTATTTGATGAGTATTTTAATAAGTTATTAACAGTATTATCACTAAGATTACTACCTTTAACATTAATAATAGTTTTTATTGTCTCATCCTTATTTGGTGAATATTCTAATAAGCTATTAACATTAATATCACTCAAATTATTGCCCCTAAGACTAATAATAGTTTTAGCCATTTCAACTTTATTTGATGAGTATTTTGATGAGTATTTTAATAAGTTATTAATATCTTCATCGCTGAGATTACTACCTTTAAGTCTAATAATAGTTTTAGCTATCTCATCGGTATCTGTTGAATACGATAATAAACAAAAAACATTATAATCGCTTAAATTATTTCCTTTAAAATTAAGAATAGTCTTGGCCATCTCAACTTTATTTAATGAAAATTGTAATAAACTATAGATCATATCTCCACTTAAATTATTGCCTTTAACATTAATAATAGTTCTAGCCATCTCATCTCTATTTGATGAATAATATAATAAATTATGAACATTACTATCACTCAAATTATTGCCCCTAAGACTAATAATAGTTTTAGACATTTCAACTCTATTTAATGAGTATTTTAATAAGTTATTAATATTATAATCATTTAAATCATTGCCTTTAATACTAATAATAGTTTTAGCCATCTCATCTTTATCTTTATCTGGTGAATGTTGCAACAAATCATATATCCCCAAATCTGTTAATTTTTTAAGTATTAATGGTTTATCCTTAATTGTACCAAGTTCATGTAAAGTACAAGTATTCAATTCCCCACCCGATTTGGTAAGTTTATCCTCAATCCTCTCTAATAATGCCGCGTGATATGATGTCTCGTATTTAGTTCCCCTTAAATTCTGATAAACATCCGAATCAATATCATCTTCTCTACCAGAGAAATCACGAACATACATGTTCCTGAAATTATCATCCATCAAATTCCAAATAGGCATGTCCACTTCTCTATCTTCTGCTAATTGCCACATTTCCTTTTCTTCATAATTCAATGCACCATACTGTTCTGGGGTAAGTCTATCGGGCAATTCTTTTATTCTTCGTTCAGTTGGTGTAAGAGGAATTACCGGAAATGCATTTTTTGCTACGGCAGGAGCCAATTCTGGGAATTTATCAACCAGCCATGACAATGTTTGCGTGGATTCTACATTTGTTCTATCGGTATAAGATATCTCTCCATCTTCATCTATACCAAAATGAAGAACCATTTCCATATCGTTCTTATCTTTCTTCAGGAAATAAACAAAATACATTGTTTCTTCGTAATCAAAGCGATAGGTATAGAACAAATTTCCAACTGGTCTTGTTGTACACCAATTCCCGAATTTTCCACCATATCGTTTGGATTTTGATGGATTATCTGCTCGTGTTACTACCACATTGTCGTCAGCATATGTAATATCCTTTTTATTTATTTTCTTCCCAAATATTTCAACCTGATTATCATCGGGTTCTACTTTAGGTGGAATTATTGTTGCAGTATAATCTGGAGATTTAGTCCGCAGCAATTCGGCTTCGGCGCTATCAATTAAATTATGAAAATCCTTAAAAGTTCTTATGGAATTAAAATCGGCGTCTTTACCTTTCAATATTTCTCTATCTTTAAGTAACATGAATTTATCAAAATAATACTTAAGGATTTTTATAAATTCTTCATCATTATCTGACCTGGGTTCAAGGAAGAATTTGGTTAATTTGACTGAATAGACGGCATTTTTATCTTTAGTTGGGTCCAAGCTTAATATTTTATCATAATAATCGGATTTATTTGATCTATCAAGTGCTGCTTTGACGGCATCTTTATTGAGAATTTCCGTAATAAGCATAAAGCGT